TTTAGACGATGACAAGTTTTCATTCATTCCAATGAGTCTGACTCTTCCTTTTTTAGTCAGTGCTTTAGCCTCAAACACAAACTTAGTTGCTAGTTTCTTTCCAGACTTGAAGTTAATAGTTCCTTCAAGAGTAACTTTATTTGTATCTTCCTCTACTTCACCTGACTCAGTTATGAAGTTGTCAACATTTTCATAAATGTTATTTAAATATTTTGTTGCAAGTCTATTAAATAATTCTTCATTTAAATCATCAATGTCAAATTGAGGTGCTTCCAGTGTAAGAGATTCAGTTTGAACATCCTCTTCTTCATCTTCTTCAGTGTTAACATTGTCTTGGTCTTCAGTTTCAGTTTCTTCTTCTGTTTCTTTCTCTGCGTCTTCCTCAGTTTCTTCATCATCAGTTGATTTTACTTCATCTTCAATTGGAGCAACTTTTCCAACAATGACAAAACCTTCCTCAGATTTGCAATGAGGACAAGATTCTTCAACATTTACTATGTCTTCATCTTCTTCACTGTGAACAACCTCATGCTCATCTTTGTATACTAGTGTCTTACAAACAGGACATTGAAGAATAAAACTTCCAACATAACTGTCTTTTAAGTCCTCAACAGTCCCTGCTTCAACATCAACAACCATTTCAACTTCTTCTTCTGTAACTTCTTTGTTGAGTTCGTCTAGTTCTTGTTGAACTTGTTGTTTATCTCCAATATTTACTTTCTGTTCCTCATTGATATTCTCAGATGACTCTTCTTGTTCAATGAGTCCAGATTCTTTTAATTGCTTAAATTCACTTGATGATAAAGACTTAGGATTTTTATCATATTTTTCTTTTAACTTACGAAGTTTATTTGTAAATTCTTCAATCTCAGCATCAATATCAAGAATTTGTTCCTCAGTCAATCCTTCTGATTCCTCAGATTCAACTGAAGTGTCAACATTCTCAGATAATATCTTCTTTGCTGGCGTTGCTTCTTCTACAATCATCACTTCCTCATCTTCAAGCATGTCCAAAGACTTGAATGCATCTTGAATTGAGTAGGCTGTTATTTTGTTTGTATTTGATTTCATTACATTTCTCCTCCCATGATTAATCAATTGGGAACATTAGTTGAGAATTAACTCTTAATGTTTCTCTCAATGTTTCTATCTCTTTATTTCCTTCTTGTAACAATGTTTCACCATCTTGTGTCCACAAAGCATTGCTTTGAATGTATCTGCTTCTAATTCTACCAAGTGTTATCTTTGTAAGAGCAATACCCATTCTAACTAAGATATCAATCCAGTAATCACTTGTTATCTCATTAACATCTTCAAATTTAGGAACAAACTCAATGGTAATTGTTGTTGGCTTATCTAATGTGTTTATGTATAACTTCTCTGCTTGTTTATCCTGTTTGAATGATAGGTCGGTAGAAGTTGTATTACGCAATTGAAGAACAGTATTCCAAGAAGCATAGTTCATAATCCAATCATTAAGATTGTATATGTCACCACTTCCAGTTAGAAATTGCCACTGCATTGCATACATAGGGTCAACCTGCATACTGTTTGAATCTTGAGAGGCAGAACCAAGATAACCTACTGACCTAAATATTCTTGTTACAGAACTCACTTTAGATGAGGATAGGTCAATGCAGTTAGAGAATGGAACAGTGATTAATTTTGTAGTGTCAATAAATCTTTGAACCTCTCTGAATGCCTTCTTAACTACCAATTCTAGTGTATCATCAGTTATTTCAAGAGAGAGTAGATTACCTGTTAATTCAAGTTTTATCTCATTAATATAATCTGTCATTTCCATGGGTAAATTCTCCTCTCTTTAAGTTTGTTAATCTTCAATTTCATCTTCCATATATTGTTCAATATATGCTAAGCCTTGCTCAAGAACTTTATTCATTGCACCACCAAGTGCTTCTAAGTCTTTATTTAAATCTTTTGTTAAATTATAGCCTGTTTCACCACTACTGAACTTATAGGCAACACCATATCCAACAAGATGACCTTCGTTAATTGCAGTTGACAATGCTGTTTCAATCTTGACAACAAGTGTTTTAAACTCTTCAATTGCATCTTCCTTATCATCATTATACATGACAACATCTTCTGCTAATTCAGCACCACTGTCAAATTGAAAATCAATGTAGAATCCTTCATAATAACCAGGCTCAACTTTAACATGTTTTTCAATAGGTTCTAATAAAGCCTCAACTTGTTCATACATGTCTGTGTAGTAAATACCAATTAACTCATAAACTCTTTCATTAAGGTCTGAGTCTGTTAATTCAGGATTCTCTTCTCTTTCCTCTGCTTTGTATTCTTCAAAATCTGCGGGGTCTTGATAAGGAGAACATAGATTGATAATCTTATTTGTGCCAAAGTTTGATGTTCCTTCATTAAGTTTCACTGATTCATCTAAGTCACTATCTTCTGTGTCCCACTGAACATTAGTAACATGAACTTCATCACCATTGACATCATAGTCAAAACCAAAGTGAGTAAAACCATAAGTATCACTTAACCAATCACTGATTAAATCATCTAAGAATACAGCCTCAACATCAATGTCATCATCAATCAATTGTCTTAGGTCAATTATAACACTTGTCGGTAAATCTAATGAAACTGATTCTTTCATTTTCATTTCAACAATTTGTCCACCAAGTTCAATAAATTTTTGTTGAAGAGGATTTCCATGAAGACCTGAGTCTTGTTTTAATTTCTCAACCTCATCTTTTGAAACACCTTTTGAAATCAGAAAATCAGCAAACTTTTGTTGCTGTTTGTCATATGCTCTAAAAAGTTTATCTAACTTGTCATTATATCTTTGTGCACCTGACTTGAAGTTTCCGCTGCCTTTTCCACCTTCTTGAATGCTTTCTTCAATAGCAGAAAGGTCTGCTGTTTTTTCAAGGACTTTGCCTTTAACATAAACATCAACATCACCACTTAGCCAAATTGAAGCATTAGGAAATTTCTTTTGTAATTCTTTATATTGAGAGATGAGATGTTTTGAACTTTCTCTATTTTCTTCTTCAATACCTAATACATCAAAAATACCTTCATCTGAGTTGTCAACACCTTCACCAAGTTGATTTTTTAGAACATCTATAAGTTCATCATCAGAAGAGGAATATAACGCTGTTCCAAATGGATGCTCTTTGTCAATAACAACATACTTGTCATCTGGTCTATAGCCACCAACTTCATCTCCATAAACAGCGATTCCTGTTTTAATTGCATCTTTAAATAACCACTTGCTTCCTTTAAAGAAAGACATGATTTTCTTCATATCATTTTTCATAAATTCAACTGATTCTGTTGAAATTTCAAATGATTCTACTCCCTCATTTAAACGCTTGGTGGTTAATGTATAATCTGTTTGGTCATTATACATATAGTATTTACCACTGTCTTTATCATAGACCATCGTGTCTACTTGAAGTTGCTTACCATATTTCTTATGATATGCACTAATAACACTATCAAACTCTCTTGAACCACGAGAAATTTGAATTTGTGATTCTGTAATTTTCATAGACTTTACCTCTTTCATTGTTTTCATATGTGTTCTCCTATCTTTATTATACACTTTTTATTTATTTTACAACTTATATTGTGTCATTAACAACAACTTCATTATATTCACCTTTTATATATTTTGCATAGGCTCTTTGCTCTGCAAACTCAGTTCCAAATTCACCTTTACATGCTTTTATTGCAAGGTCTTCATGTGATGTTAGAACACTATACTCACTTCCATACTCATCTGTGGAGTTGTAGAACATAACAATCTCACCATTTACAGCCTCTTTGAATTTAAGTAGACTATTTCTATCTAGTAAATGTGTTGGATACTGCTCAGGTGATACAGCAAACATATTGTCAGGATTTGGAAGTATATCAATAATACCATCATTAAGATAAAGATTTCCTTCAAGTGTGTCTAGTATATTTTTTGCTGAAACACTATAATCAGTCTTCTCAATAAACTCACCAGAATCATTGACTAATCCATCTCTTAGATTCCAAAACAATTCCTCATCTGAAATATCTTCAAGTGCTTCATAGAGTGACTCTAAAGACATCTCCTTTTGCTCATAGGCTGTTTTTGCATCTTTAAGTGCTTTGATATATCCAAGTCTTCTAAACTGCTTAAAAACTCTATTTCCAACCGAATTCTCACCATCTTTTGCAAGAGATGTTTTTCTTAGTTGTAATAAGTCATGCACAAAGATTTCAATCTCATTTAACTTATTTATTTCATTAGAAGATAGATTTTCCTCTTCTATTAATTTAGCATCAATAATTGTGGAAGTATCAATAATTATATATGAGACTGAATTTATATCTTCATCTTCATTTTTATATGAAATTAAATTGTATCCTTTTGCTAAAATAAAGTCTCTGAATATCTTTGAATACTGCTCTTTTTTATCTCTTCTGTGTGATACAATTCTTAATTTAGTTAGCAGTCTTTTTACTTCAATTTCATCTTCTGATAGTTTATTAGCAAGTTCCGGAACTGCCCAATCAGAATTCATATCAAAATCAAACTCAAGTAAATTAAAGTTGCCTAGTTTTATTTCATATATATGTTTATAGCCTAGAGATTTAACAGCACTCTTTGTTCCACAGTGAATTCCAATCTCAGTGCTTTCCATTAAGTCTACAGTAGTAAAATCTTCTTTTGAACTTTGTGAGCCTTTATACACTGTTAATGTTTTACTTGACTCAAAATCTTCTTCAATGCTTATCTTTTCATCAGACATCAATGTATTAAATCTGTCTTCCCATTTTTTAAACTCAACCTCAAACCCTGCATCAATCTCATCATTTTCAAATGTTTCACTTGATGGAGTCTTTATCCAGCCATTATAAAGCGAAAAGACACCCTCTGATTGAGTGTTCGTTTCTTCTGATTCTACATATACTTCAACTTCATGACCTTTAATATTAATATCATATTTTTTGTTGAATAATGTCTTATATGCATTATATAAAATTAATAAAAGTCTTTTTTCTTCATCATTTTCAACACCAGACATGTCTGCAATGAGGTGTAAGTCTATATCACTTTCATCTGTGTAATTATAATTTGCATTGCTTCCAATGATAATAATATCTTTTAATTTAAGTTCTATTTCATCTTCTTTTAGATTCTCAACAAAGTTGTTTGCTATTTGTAAAAGTTTTTCTTTTACTGCGGGAACAAGTTCTTCATTTTTCCACAGTTTTGTATTAAGAGTTGTTCTCACTTTCTCTCTTAACTGCTTCATTATTTTTGTTTCTCCCAACATTCTAATGCTGATTGATATCTTTCTTTTGGCTTAGGAAACTTTTCTTCTTTCTCTATCATGAATCTCTCAACAAATTGTTGTCTTGTTTCACCTTCAAGTTTTACAAGTTCAAACTGCTCTAAACTTTCACCCATAGATACTTCACCTATACCACCATCTGCTGTGGATGTTTCATTACCAAGTGCTTTATTAAAGAAGGCAACATTCTTTTCAACATCTCCTGCATTAGGATTTACAAATGCTCCCTTGGAACCTTTTTTATCTGTCTTTTTGTGTCTTCTTGCTGTTTTCTGTAACTCATTTTCTTCATTGAGTTCATCTTCTTCTTCATCAAAATCATCGCCATATTGGTCATGATAACGGTCTTCATCATCTTCTGAATCATCATCTTCTGAATCATAATCATCTTTGCCTACATGTTTTTGAAGATATTCACTTTCATTTGCAATGGTTTTAAGGGCATCAAGAACATCTTCTGGAGACATGTTGTAATCTGCCTTGAAGAAAATTGCACCGTCATCTGTAACATCAAATTCAAGTCCATCATATTTCTCATCATCAGGATAATTATCAAATGCCCAATTCTGAGTTTCTGCATCAGAAATAATTCCTTCAGGTCTTCCATCTCTTAACCAAACGGTGAAGTGAAAACCATCTTGAGTCCAATATTTGTCATAGAAATCTTTTTCTCCCTCATTTGTCATACAAACAAAGTCTTCAACAGGAGTTCCATCTTCTTTAATCCAATGCTTTTCTAATTTATTATTTTCTACTTCTTCTTTAATTTTTTTATCTTCTATTTCTTCTGGTCTAATATCTAGTCCTGCAGTAATGTGTCCATCTTTCATTAAGCCAAAATTATAGGTAATGTGAAATCTTCTATCTGGGTCAAACTTCTGAATCTTGCCTGAAATTCTATCAAACTCTTTTTCAAATGTTTCTTTAGTGAAATTACTCTTCTTACTCACAATTTGAATGTGAACACTATAAGATTTATCATCACCAAATAAACTTCTATACTTCTCAGAACTAGAAATTTCATATCCACCTGTCTTGAGTAAATTTAAAAATTTCTCAATTGTTTCTTCTGAAGGAGATGCATAGGTATAAGTCTCTTTCATAGGCTCAGGATTAAGTTCTTTAAGTGGTTCAGGATTAGGCTCTTCTGAATCTTCCTCTGAATCTTTCACTGGTCTTAATTCAAGTTCTACTTCATATATCTCTCTATAGTCAGCCTTAATAGTTTCTAAATCACACCCACTTGCACAGATGACAAAAAGGTCAGCGGGAAGTTCTTCTCCGTTGATATGTGCTGTATAGATTTCATAGCCATTTTCTTTTGCAAATTCAATTAAATCTTCAGTAGACATTCCAATCATACTTGCCAAACTATCAGCAAAAACATATCCTGGAATTTCATTTTCCTCATCATCTAGACCCATTATTGTTGCATCATGCAATAACTCTAAGACATCAATATCTACATCAAATGTAGGAATTGTGTCTTCTGATTCGTATAACTTATTTTTATTTTCAAATTTATTGTTCATATGGTCTCCTTAATGATTTTCAACATCATATAATTTAGCATTAGTTTTATGATTTTTTATTCTGTTTTCTGCATATTCTTTTATTTCTACTTTCCAAAAAGTTCGATGTGATGCATCTCTTTATTTTTTTCATGATAGATTTTTCATCCTCATTATTTAAATCATAGGTTGATTGTTGTCTCTTACAATATACAATTAATTGTTTATTGTCAGCATCAACTCTTCTGGAAATCCACTCCTCTAGAAGTTTCATTTGCTTTTGAGTTAAACTGCTGTCTATAACAATCTTGCATCTATTCTCACTAAATGTTCTTCCGGTGTTTAGTGTGATAAAATTTAAATCTTCAACACAATAATTGTAGGGTCCAATGAAAGAAAACTCATAGAACTCAGATAAAGAATAATAAAATACCGCCTCTAGAAATTCACCGTGTGTGTCATACTCAGTTGCATTTAATATGCTTCCATTTGGAGTTATTAGAATAACAGGAGTATCATAATAAATTGCGTCACTGTCAATATAAGAAATATCATCTTTGTCTGATAACTTTTCAACAGCGTCTAGAACATCCTGCTCAGTTGGAAGTTTATATTCTTCATTTACTTCATTTATTTTATTTTCAACAACATTTGAGGTCTTATTTTTACTATAATATGATTTAATTTGTTGAATAATCTTATATCCAGTCCAGTTTCCTATCTGCTCCTCAAGACTTGTATAAGCACATGCACCTTCATATAAACTGAACACTTTATAGAATGTGTATTTTCTAGAAACTAAATCATATATTTCAGCCTTGCAGTATGAGACAGCATCTAGATATGTATCAATTATTCTCTCTAACTGTGCATATTGTTTTTGTGTAGGTTCTTTATATAGTCTTATACAAGTATCTTCTTCAAGATGAGTGCTTGAGAACTCAGCATATTCCATCTTCTGTAACTCAGGGTCCTCTCCATGATACTCCTGTAAATAGATGAGACTTCCATCATCTGTTACATATCCTGCAGTTTGAAGTTCAACACTTTCTTTAATAGTTTTATCTGCTTCAGTTAATTCATTGTTTATTTGTTCAATCTTACTTATATCTGCCTGAGTGTATATAATCTGATACTCATCTTTGTATACAATTTTTTTAGGATGAACAATGAATTTTGTTAGATTATATCCTAAAATTTCAAGGTCATATTTTATGTCATTAATAAACCCTTTAAATTTATTGTAACCAAATTCTGTAAAAGCACTTCTATAAATGTTTTTACCATATTTATCTCCAAATAAATTAACATTAGGAACAGGAAGTTCTTTTTCAATTTCATAAAAGGCTTCATCAAGGTCATTAATTACATCTTCTATTTCTGTGCCTAAATATTTATCTTTTATATAACCTTGTTTATCTTTATATTTCTTTATAACACTATCTATTGACTGAAATAGTGAGCCAAATGTTTCTATTTCAAATCTGTAAAAAATGTCATCAGTCTCAATTTCAACCTCAACATCCTCTTCATCTTCTTCAGGCTCTTCTTTTTCAAGAGTTTTCTCAAGTTCTTTTATTTGAGTTCTATACTCATCATTAGTTAACACACCATCATTCCATTTTTTTATAACATCACTTATCTTTTTATGAACATCATCATTTGACTCTGTTAGTTTGACATTTGATATTTTCTTTATTTCAATTATATCATCTTTTGAGTAATGTGTCAATCTTACTTCTGGAACAAGATATGCACTTCCATCTTCTGTAACATCAAATCTAAGTTGTTTATTTAAAGTCTTTTCAACCTCTAAAACATCATACTCTGCTAATATAGGTCTTATGTTTTCATTAATGTGTAATAAAACAACATAGAAGTAATCTGTTTCAAATTGATTGTTAATGTAAGTTGCAATATCATGATAATCTTCAAGTGAATATTCACTCAAAGGAAATGTGAAGATTGACTTCTTTCCAGACCATCTCATTCCAGTGTTCATTGGTGTTATTTTATTGTTTTTCTGAAGAGCATTATATTCATTTTTGTTTATGAATCTAACATGAGTTGACTGTATATCTGTCTTACTCTCTTTAATGTTCATAACACTTGTTAATTGATAACCGTTTTTAGTAGTGTTTAGTTTATATATGTTAGTCACATCCTTTATTGTATACATAGATAGTCCATACTCAGTGACCTCCATTGTTGCTTCCCAATAATCATTAGGGTCTTCATAGTCTTCTTTTGATACATATACGTCACTATAAATACCTACACCTTTTTTAACAGTATTTCTAGGAACTTCAATAACTACAACATAATCCTCAGAAACAATACCTGTCATAAATCTAGTTGCTTCATTTGCAATATAATCATTGTCTTTATACTCAAGAAAAAATAAGTTCTTACCCTTTAATGTTGTATTGCCTTTTGCTGAATTATAAGCAATAATAGGCTTGCCTTGACTTAAAAGTTCGTATTCTCTTTGACCAATGAATCTAAAAAGTTTAATTGTATCTAATGTAGACGACTCCTTAAGTTTACCTGCGTGAGTTGCTTTTTTATTTGATTTACTCTCTATGGTATTCATATCATCTTGATGTGTAAGAATGTGATACAGTTCATTTTGACTTAAAAGATTATCACAGTAATCTCTTGCAAACTCCTCAACAACTTCTTCCTCATCTAATTCATCTAATTCAAAGACATCATTTAGATACTGAAATAGCCCGTGACCAACTTCATGAGCAATAGTTGACTTGATATCCATTCTTAAATCATCACCATTTGCTTTTATAGACTGTTTATTTAAAGCAATAGGAAAAACACTTGCATCATCTTGAAGACTGTTTAAAAACATTCCTACACTGTCATTTTTAAATTCATAGTCTTTGACATATTCTGTCTCAAAGCCAAATCTATATAGGAATTTGTTTATTTCATTAAACTCATTTTCAACAACTGTTGTGAATCTATCTTTTTTTGATTCCTCTAATTTTCCATTTGCATAGTATTTTGTAATCTTCTTGATAATCTCAGATGTATCAGGATACTCATCTTTGTTATACTTTGTTGCTGACCATGAATTTCCTTCAACATACACTCTCAGTTTATCTTTACCCTCTTTAAAGAACTGATGAAATATATACTCATCAAGAGTGTCTAATGCTTGATTGGTAGGTCTTGTTTTTGGAAGATTGACATATAGATTGTCAAATAAGGTATCACCACTATTAACTTTAATGCAACCATTTTGAACAAGTGAATCTTCATCATCACTTAATCTGTAATTTGTGTCTAGTGTGTTATCTTTCACACCTAATTTATAATTTATAAAGTATTGAACCAACGAGTGAACGGGAAAATTACTAGGACGCATTTTATCCCAGTCTACTTTGTTATTAGGAATTCCTTTATATAAAGGCTCTCTAGCAACATCATCAAAATCTAACTCTTCACTACCAAAATAATCTTTCCACCACTGTTCCATATCAAGAAATTCTCCTGTTGGAAGAATGTATGAACTATATTTTGGTGGTCTTTTTGTGACTCCAAACTCATCTTTAACTAACTTATAAATTTTACTCCAAGAAGCATTTACAACTGATTCATTTACATTATCTACCAACTGAACTCTTGGAGTATTGCCATCAATCCAACCATTATGAACATAATGCTCTTTATATTTACCTAATGCCTTTGCTAGAGGACTTGCTTTGTATCTATCATCACTTCTTGTAGTAACTACACCAAAGTCATAAATAAATTTTCCTTCATAGCCGTCTTCTGAGACATCACTTCCATAAGTTTCTTTTTCTTTTCCATTTGGAGCATAAATATAGTAAATGACATTTCTGCCATAATCATCTAAGTATTCATCAAGTTCCCAAGATTTCATGTCACCATAATAACCACGATTAAGAGCCATTCTTACCATGTCACCATGAATGTAATCATAGGCATCACAGACAAAGAACCTGTTTAACTTTCTATCCCAAAGTATTCTCAATGAGATAGAAGATGCTTTTATGCGATTAGCAACCTCAATAGGACTTTTTGTTGTAAATATTTCTTTTTCATCATCAACAAACTCTTCTTTTAGAATTCTCTCTTCCTTTAAAAATTTACCTAATGAATAGTATTGAACAATTGACTTAATAACATCATCATCACTGTCAACACTTAAATCAAACACTGTGATATCTTTTGGTGTTTGAATAAGTAAAGGCTGTTCCATGTCATAAATGTCATTATTATCTATTTTATTTATTTTACTTGCAATGTCTCCAACAGCAAAATCAAACTCACCTTTTCTAGAAATTATTTGTCTGATTGCAGATATTTGAGATGCTGTGATTCTTGTATTTGGTAAATATAGATATGGATATGTTACATTCATTTTAATTGAATTTTCTAATAGAGTTGTTACACCATCATTTCCAAACTTAGTATAAACCCAATCATCAAAATCTGAGTGTTCATAAGCCAGACTAAAATCAAAGTCATTAGAATCCATATTTTTTTCTGGATTTAAAAAATGACCATTAGGAAGTATATATGTTGACCACATATAAATTTTCTTTTGACCAAACTGATTATCTATGGCGTCTAGTATTTCTTTATCTGTCACGCCTTCTGATGTTTGTTCAAGGATTCCATTGTCTAGATAGTTCTTTTTAAGCGTTTTTATTTTTAAATTTTTATCTTGTCTGTTCAAATTGATTGCCCTCACTATCCTATGAATAACCACTCATCTAATTTAGCAACAAAAAAAGAGTGTTTTAATTTGTCATTGAAAACAAAATAAAGTCTACATAAATACATGATGTAGACATTATTATACAATATTTTATTTTTTTAAATGAAGTCAGTTCTGCTCACACCAAAGTATGCATAAGGGTCTCTTTCATAATCTCTAGCATCTTTGTAATATTCAAAAGCCTCATCTTCAAAGTGTGCTAATATATCATCTTCAAACCATTCAATAAATTCATCTTCATGCTCACTAATAAAATCTGTGAGCATTGAAAAGTCAAAATCTTTTTCATTAATATCTTCCCAAGTTGAGATTACTTGTATCTTCTTCTCATCAGAAAGTTTTGACCCTATTTCATGAACAAACTCTAAAATCTGTTCTTTTGAAATTATTTTGATGAAATCATTCAATTCAATCTCATACTCAAAGTCTGTATCATTAAAGTTATATATAATTGTAGACATTAATTTAGTCTCCTTGTTTATTTCACATCAAAAAAATAGTGAATATCATTATTAGTATTGTATATAATTCCAATTTTTTGTTTTTCATTAACGGCTGTTATAACCTCTTTTTCAAGTGCCTGTTTTGGTAATTTTCTATCTCCACTATATAAATTCTTCTCATCAAGATATAAACAAGAATCAAAAATAACCTGAGACATGTCTGTTGCATCCCATAAATTGTCAGTATCTACTGTATTTATACAGTTACCAAAATAATACCAAGATGAATATTTTTTACTGCATACTTCTAAGTTGTCTATATTCATACCACTGTCCACAGGTATACTCATTTTTAGAAAGTCTTTATTTATATTACTTTCCTCTAATCTGCCAGTTGCATAGTATCTTTTTATCTTCTTTATAATGTCTTCTGGAAAGTTTTCTTCTGAATAGTAAACCTTTCTATTTGCCTGTGAGCCACGCCAATCTAAAACATATATCTTAGAATGATTAATAAAATAATATTCAAGCCATCTTAAAAGAGAATCAAATTGTTTTGAGTTAGGTCTTACTTCGGGCATGACCATATACTCTTCAAAACCTGTGTTCACTCTAATGCAGTTGTGATTAAGATAATAACTTCCTCTGAATTGTTGAACATGTTTACCAATATAGCCGTCAACATCTAAATGCTGTGCCTTACCACTAAAACTTTCTCCACCACTCATTCCATTTATATCAACATTTGCTTCCCATATCTTTAGAAATGAGCCGTCTCTCATGATATAACTAGGACCATCAACAGGTTCTGAACTTGTTCCAAGGTCTTTCATAACTCTTTTCTCAATCTCATCTCTTGTTAATACTTGGTCTGCTTGTTCTGATTCATTTATATATCTCTCTTCTAATATATCTACAACCGAACTAAATGGAATAATTCCATGATACTCATATGTGTGAGGAATATTATCATCATCTAAAACTACATTTGAATCAATTTTTAATTTATTAGGTTCAAGTTTGCTGACATCTATCTTTAACACAATTATATTTTCAGCATACTTATCATAGTCAGCAACATCATCTAGCCACTCGGCAGTTTCCGCATAACTATAGGCAACATCCTTATCATCCGCTAAATAAACAACTCCTCTTACAGAGTCAGTCCACATTTTTCTTTTTGTGTTTCCTAAACCTTTTTCTTTAATTGACTTTAAAAATGGTTTGTAGGTAGCATGATATAAATATTTATAATTTTTATCTTCTGATTCATTTATATAATCTATATAGCCTATTTGATTTTCATCTTCAAAAACAATGTTTACATTATTTCTATTTATTTCTGTTTTAACTAATGACCAGTCACCTTCATTTAAAAGTTTACTAATTCTATTAAATTTATCAAAATTTCTTTTCACAAATTCATTAGAAAAGGCAAATTTAACATCATCACCTAACCACTTCTCAGGAACTACATGTTGTTGCATCAGGTCATCAATAATGTTTTCTAATTCATCGTCATTATCTTCATCATCTTCATTATCATAAATGTATTTCCAAACGGGTGAAAAAAGACCGCCCAAATCATCTCCAAAAGCATCTTTAGTTGTAAATCTATAAAAAATATTATTTGTGCTTAATGATTTCTCATTTATATTTTTACTGTTTGTAGGTTTCTTATTGTCTATTGATTTTATATCATTTGCATTAAAGACACCAAATGTAATGTGACCAAGTTCAATGCACTTCAATCCATCATAACCTTTTTTAACTACTAGATTCTTGAATTGATTGCTTCTAGTCAGAACATGTATTTTCATCTTATAGCCATTTCTAGGCTCATCATATTCTTCTGCAACTTCTTCAATCATTGCTCTCATCTCTTTCTCATCTGCGTTTAGTGATTTTAAAATGTCTTTAAACACAGGGGAAAAGTCATAGGGCATGATTGGTCTAAGAGTGAATATATTTTCATCAGTAGAGCCACAATCAAGCACCCTAGAGCAACCTAGATAGCATTGGTATTGATGCCCACCATTACGGTCCTTATTAGTCCAATTACCATACTCTTTTGCATAGTCTTTACTAACTGAAAACCAATTTATTTGAGAAGTAAATTCCTCTTTATCAAACTTCTTATGAGTTCCATGATAAACAACCAATAATCTATTTTCATCATCTCTAACTTGACTGTTTTTGAAGAATTCAATTTGTTCATTGGTTAGTTTATTTCCTTGACTATCTACATTTTCTGATGATGCATCTTCATCAAGTCTATTTAAATTATGCATTGCTTCAATGTTACTTAGTTTCATTTTTTGCATCATACTTGATTCAACCAATCTTCCTGTTTGATAGTAATTCTTTATGATATATATTATATCATCTGATGTCTTGTTTGTCAAGGAGAAATATTTATATTGTGACTTTTGATGAGGCTCTAATATCATTAAATCAGAACTCCATCTCCACATAACATGTCTTCCCCAAAACTTATCAAGTAAGTTTAAAAGAGCCTTATATTGTCTTGATGTAGGCTCAACTTTAGAAAGCATAATAAAACCTTCAGTGTCAAGATTTACTCTGATGCACCCAAGGTCTTCAATTGGAGGGCATCCTCCTGTGTAAGTGTCAGATTCATGTTCTACATATTCATTCTTTATAAGCCAATGTAGCACACTTGCATGTGAGTTATGTCCTAATGCAAGAATTTTTCCAGAAGGAAAAACATAACTCCTTGAAGATGGCTCATCACTAATTGTGTATCTTTGTGATAGAACCTTCTCAAAGTCATTTATGTTTGTTAGTATTTTTGTAGAATCAGATTCAACAAGAAGAGAGGACTTGTCTAACTTTATTTTTGACATATTTACCTCCTTGTTATCTAATTTTATATGTTTTGTTTTTTAAACCTTCATGTAGTTTGTGATACAACACATCAAACCCAGTGATTCTAGATGGAGACTGTCTAGTGACACTTGTCTTAGATAAGAATTTTTGAATAAGAACCTCTAAGTCAGTTTCTGTCTTTAACACAATTGGTCTATCTAGATACTCATGAGTTTCTTTAGAGTTGATTCCTCTTTTAACATGATACCCATAAACAACACCATAAGGATTGTGTTCTTTAAAAAGGTCATTAGCAAGTTTGAGTGCTTGTTCCTGTGAAATCATTATTCTTCATCCTCCTCATCTTGCTCTTCATCTTCTTCTTCATCTTCTTTTTCTTCAATGAATTCTTCAAGAGCCTTTTCTCTGCATTTTTCAGTAACATAGTCAATGAAGTATTCATCATCTTCAATTTCACTTAATGCACCAAGACCAGATAGAACATTAAAGATGTGATTATCTGTTCCATCAAGTCCAACTTCATTTACATCAAAATATGCAACTACGCCTGCAATGTAGTCTTCAAAAGAAACATTGTATGAAAAGTATTCCTCTTTCTTATCTTTATATTTAAATTTATAGTCAATATAGAAATCACTTCTATTGCTTTTTTTCCAAGAATCATAATAGCCCATATTTATCTCCTTATACTAAATCTTAGTAATTTTATAAGATGCTGAGTAAGTATCAGAGCCATCTTCTTCGGTGACATTAGACTCAATGTCAATATCAATATTTTTTTCATCGAAGAATTTTTGAATAGTTCTCTTAAAGAATAGATGTTGATGTTTCCAATCTCCCCACTCAATTTGAGCCTCAATAACACCGGCAGAACTCCAGATGTCAAAGTATTCACCTTCATCAAAGAATTTTTGTGTCAACTCTTTAACAAATTTATTTGCTTCTTCTTCACTGAACTTTTTACCAACTGATTCTTTAATGGTCTTCTTAGTCAACGACTCATCAGCAAATCTGACATAATTGTAAGATAATCCTTCACTGTCTTCGCCTGCATAGCCAACTTCTGCTTTCTTGAAGTCAGCAATCATTTCATCCCAAAGTTCTTTAATTCTTTCTCTAGAGATAGCAGGATTACCAAAGTTATCAGCCTTTAAGAAGTTACCAAGATATCTGTTTTTGATTTCTCTTTCAAACAATTTGTTAAATGATTCATCACTGTCACCAGGTTTTGCGCCATAGACAAGAATGCTTACCATCATATTTTGAGCGGAATTTTCTACATACTCAATTTTTTCTGCGTCACTCATCTTTGACCTTTCTTTTCCATACAATTCTTTTCTCTTAGCATCAATTTGCTTTTGTGTTGCTTCTTTGATATATACTTTCTTAGATTCAATGAGAATGTCTTCGTATGCAAACTCATCTGCAGAACATAAATAATCAGGATGTAGTTTATATTCAAGTTCATCAGCAAGTGCTTCTAAATCTTTGAGAGGTCCTTCAACAAAGAAGTCTGGGTCATCTCCATCTTTTTGTCCCATTCCAAGACCTTTTCCTAAGAAAGTCAATTCAAATTCATCGCAAAGTCTTTCAAACTCTGGCAAGAAGTTTTCAATTGAACTAGGAAATTGATATACCATAATTTCAGTTGATTCAGAATCAAACTCTTCATTTATGTTGATACCTTGTAGTCTGTCAATAACGGGTTGCAACATTTTTTCAACAGTTGACTGGTCATCATAAGGAGTATCAATGTCAAGAATAATTTCTTCATTGTCTTCAAATGCTGTTAATCCTGATGATTCTAGATACTTTCTTCCAAGGTCAGTAATGGAGTCATTTGAAACATGATATTCAGTCCACAATACATTACCTTCAAAAAGAAGACATTCCACTCTGAACAGTTTTTTACCATTTAAAACAACATCTGCAATGTATTGACAGATTCCATCCCACTCAGACATGTCATCTGTTGGGTCAGTTTCAATCTCATGAAAGTATTCTTCCCAAGTTTTTGTTTCTTGATTTAATAATTTAAACTCATTGTTGTTCATAATTTATATCCAATTCCTTTCAACGCATTAGCGATATTTTTTTCAAATTCAATATCTTGACCAATTAAATATTTTTTCTTTTGCCATCTCTTTGCAATTTTTTCTTTTGGAAAAACAGTGATAAACTGAGTGTCTCCTTTATACATTTGTGAGAATGTTGCAGAATCTCCATCTTTTCCATTTTCCTGATACTTAAACACAAAATCAAAATTCTCTAGTGTTTCAATTACATCAGAAATTGAGTGTCTTAAATCTTCTTCTTTTATTAAACTATTAAAATCATTCCACATTTTGTCTACCTTATCAACATCATGTGACAAACCCTCAATTGTTGCAACCCAAAAACCTGAATTATCCAATCTATTGGCTACGATTTTAACATTGTTTTCAAAACATAATTTTCTTAAATCTTTTTCTTGAACTGTTTTATAAAATATGATTGTGTTGTATTTGTAAGACTCATTTTTATTTTTTTTTCTGTTTTTAAATTTACTATAAGCAACTGCTAGTCTTTGTTTTTGATTTGGAAAGTCTTTCTTTGCTAGTTTTGTTCCCATGAATCGAGAAACATACTCTTTTTCTTTTTCATCTTTTTTAGGCTCAATAAGTTTTTCATTTTTAGACTTTTTCATTGACTCATCAAACTGCTCAATCCATGAAACACTGTTGATGTAGTCACAAATGCTTGAACTGTATTTATTATCTTTAATATATTTACACAATGCTTTCTTAACATCTGTCTCAGTTCCACTGTCTAATGCTCTTGTAATCTCATCAGCAACTTCACCATACTGCATTGCATCACTGTAAAATTGTTCAGGATTATATTCAATTCCATCTTTTCTGTCTAAAATTAAATCAACAATCATTTCATTAAGTTGCTTTCCTTCTTTATAGTTTATACTATCATGAATAATTCTTGATTTAATGCCTTTTGATTTATCTAGTTCAGCAAGTTTGTCTGCAACCTTTTTAAAATCTTCTTTTTCTGTTTTAATAGAGTCAACAGCATTTATGTCAAGATAAATGGACCAATTTTCACCATTCTTACTTGTTGCCCAGTGATACTCAGATTCATCATATGGATGAAAAGACTTTACTTCATAAAAATCTTTTTTATTTAGCCATTCAATGTAGTGGGTTGCACCAAAACGAACACTGTCAATGTATCCTAAATCATAACTATCATAAGAGCCGTTTTTCTCTTTACTGTGTTTTGGCTCTAGTTTTTCTTCAATTTCTTCTTCTTCTAACGATTCTTCTCTTGCCCATAATTCAAATTGAGTTGCAAATTGTGCTTGACCTGAGATTGAGAATAAGAATTCACCATTAGGATGTTTATCTAATGCTGTCTGTAAAATTTCTTTAGGACTGTCATTTCTATCATACCAGCCACTTTCAAAGTCAGATTCAATTCTAATAAAACCTAGTTCTTCTAAGTTGTCATCAGTTAGAATTGTATTCGCTAATCTTTCTTTATTGATTAATGACTGAACATATTCTTCAGCATGATTGCCTCTAACACAATCGCCACAAAGAATTTCACCATCAGTAACCCAATAATCAGGAACAAATGAATAACTGTCTGGTTGAGTTCTAATAACTTTACCACACTCATCACATCTACTCCACTCATCAGAAAAGCCCCATTCAACATCTTTTAAATTGTCAATAACACTTGTATCATATTCATCTTCAGGCTTGAAATCAGGCTTGATAATTTGTTGCATTTGTTTAATGGTATCCCAGCCATAGACAATTAAAAAGACTTTTCCATCTTCATCTTCTGCTTCTTGAAAGTCAACGCCTGAATCATATAAATCATTAACAATTTCAGAAGTTAATTCAATCTTTTCTTGTGCCTCATTTATCTTTTGTTCATTACTGCTTTCTTTCATGCCAGGAACTACAACCATTGTAACACTATCTTCCCACTCAAAATAAGCATCATTACCAAAGTCTGCTTTAATTGCTTGTTCTAGTTGAGGAAAAATGTCATCTGAGACATCAGGAATTTTAGCCCCAAATTCATCTGCAACTTGCTGATAAAAATACATCTGGTCTTCTTCATAGTTAAAGGTATATTGTTCATTTGCATCATATAAGAACCATTGACCATCTCTTTGTTCCAAGTTAAAATTAAAAATCGGTTCAAAAACTTCATCTTCAAACTCTACAGGTTTATTTAATTTAATAATTAATTCTTTTAGATGTTTAGGCTCTTTATTCACAGCCTCTGTCATTGCTTCTTGAACAGTCCAAAGTTTTGGCTGAGTCTCTTTAAACTCGCCTAAAATTTTTAATTTACTAAGTGTTTCATTTGCAAATTCCAATGCATCAGGACCAACTTTTTCAGGATTGTATAATCCATCTTTATAGTAGTCTTTAAATACCTCACGATACAGAGTTCTCAATTCTTTAAATGACTCATCATCTCCAAAGTATTCTAAGCATTCACTGTAATCAGAGCCATCTGGCCAGACATAGAGCCATCCACTACCATAGTAGGCATCTTCATTGTTCATTGCGGAAATGACTTGATTCATTTTCCACGCTTGTTTTGCGTTTGAGATTTTTTTGTCCATGTTTGTATCAATTCTCCTTATTTATATTATACAACTTATTTTATTTAATGTCAACTGACAGAAAAGACAAATTGTCTAAATTTGCTATCAATTAATTTAGCATCTAATTTATCAAATAAATGAATACAAATGAAAAAGAGACTCTTTACAGAGTCTCTTTGTTTTTTACTAAATTAGTTAATTAACTTATTCTTCTACTGCAGTAAGAATTGCAGGAAGAGCATCAGTGTTAATTTCACCGGCAACTACTAACAAGTCATTCAATGTTTCAAGTGCATACATTGTTGACCAGCCTTGACTCATACCACCGTCTGAATAACCAAGTAATTGAGTAGGAACCACAGCCATGTATGGAGCATAAACGGCCGCTGAGGATTGCATGTCATCACCATTAACACCAAGGACAAACTTACCAGCCGCGATGTTTGGAGTAACAAACACTTTAATACCATCTAATGTTCCTGCAAGGTATGGACCATTCATTGAGCCAACTCTTGATGCCACGAAGCCTTTTAAGAACTTCAAGACAGGAAGAACATTACTTGCAATGAGCATATAGTTAGGAGTAAATCTCTTAGTTCTATCATAGATTAATTGTTTACCAATTTCAACGATTTCACTAAAGCCTTCATAGTGTTCAGCCTTGGACACGCCAACAGGAACAACTTTTGACCACTTGAGTAATGAGTTTGAAGCACCAGCAAGTTCAATAAGTTTGTCTGTGATTTCAGTGTCAATTTCATAAGCCAATTGTCCAACTGCTTTTTCTGCTAATTGGTCACCTAAGTCAAATCCATAGTCAGTCTTTGCTTGGAATGCCGCGATTTGTGAGTAGTAAATAGCAACTCTACGAGCCTTAGCAATAAGAGCAATACTTGCTAACTTAGCATTGATAACTGGAAGGTCATTTTGAGGAATAACCACATTATCATATGTGTAAGCAATACGCACAGATGCGCCATTAGCAGGAGCCACCAACAGTGTAACAACACCAGTTGATGCAACAAAAGTAGAGCCCGCAACTTCAGAACCAGCAACAATAACTTTACCTAATGCAAGAACAGGAGTCCAAGCAACAGTAAATGTAGTGGCAGAGCCATTACCAGTAAATTCTTCAACAACTGCTGAAGATGTGTAAGCAGGGTCAACTGCGCCAAGTTTGAAAGGTTCATTGAATACATCACCTTGAGCGGTAGCACCTTTAGTGGAACCTGCTGTGTATTGAATGTAAGTGATGTAACCACTCATTGAAGCCATTGGATGAACAATAACTAAGTCATGAGCAATTAAGTTAGGAAGAGCAACTGTGGTTAAGTTTAATGTGAATTTCTTGAATAATCCCAAATCTGAGCGTTGGGTTCCAACTGAGTTGGCGAAGGCTTCATTCATGAACTTGTTAGTATTGTTTAAGACCATAGCAACAGCCATTTTCTTAGTATTACTTAAAGTATCGCCTTCATGTGCTTTTGAATAAACGCTTTCTGCAACGCTTAATCTTTTAGCATATGTTTCTAATAGTGTCATTTTAAATTCTCCTTATGAATTTTATTTTTATTTTGTGTTTTTATTTTTTTAAGTTTGCGAGAGTCAACAATGAATCGTCAATCTCATCGTCCATATCAGAACCAGGTCTTAGATATTCATTCTTTGACTCTGTAACTTTAACCTTGACTTTTCTGCCAACGCTGAATGGAAGTTTGCTTATGTTTAGAGCATAAGACTGAAGTTCTTCACAGATTTTGTCAATGTCATCAATAGTGTATGTTTCATTTAATCTGTTCTTGATTTCATTTGCTGACACCCCAAGCATGGTAGCCTTTGATTCAATATATCTACGAACTGTATCATTAGCAATCTTCTTATAGTTCTCTGCCAACTTTTCAGTCTTCGATAATTTGCTTGTGATTTCTTTTTTCTGTGTTTCTAACAATTCTTTGGACTCATTGAGGCTTTCACTGAGTGTTCTAATCTTTTGATTGATTTCTGAGTTTTCATTTTTCAATGAGGTTAAACTTTCATTCAACTTTTTAATCTCTTGGTCTTTCTTAGATGCTGATTCTTGTAATCCAACTTGTGAATCTTTAACAGATTCATTTAGTGTCTCAATTTTAGCCCTTTGAGTTTTTATTACTCTAGTTTTGACTTCTAACTTTTCTTCTAACACGGAAACTGTTTTTTTGAGTTCCTTGGACTCTTTTGCTAAATTACTCAATCTAACTGTTGTAGACTTATATCTACTCAGTTCTTCTTCTAATTTGCCAACCTTAGCATCGCTAACTGCCAACTTGTTTTGAAGTTCAAGTAAACTTGCTTCTAAACCCGATTTACTCTTGACTGCTTCCTGAAGACTCTTCAATAATTCGTCAGACCCGTTATTAACGGCTTCATCTGATTCTGATGAATCTTTGTTATCAGTAACTACTATATTATCACTCTCTTTTGAAGAGGAATAATCAATCTTTAATGTGTCTAAGGTTTCTTGCATCAGTTTTCTTTCTGTATCACTTGATTGTTCAAGTGCCTCATTAAGAGCCTGTTTGAAAGTTTTTTTACCAACTGATTCAACTACTGGAGTTAATCTAGCCGCCTTGACTGCAGGTAGTAATACAACATCAAACGCTTGAAAGTCATATGTATCACTATCTACTTGCTCATTACCATTGTCATCTGCAAACACATCACCTGTGCCTCTTGAACTGATTCCAATCTTATAACCATAATCTACAAATGTTTTAAGAATTCTACCATTAGGTGTATTTAAGATGTCCCACTTGCCCATTAATAAACCTTTATTGTTTTTTTTAGGTGCTTCTTTCATACAGATAGCAATCTTTTCCATATCTGTTTCACTTCTATCTGCAGGATGACCAAGTTCACCGAAAATACCACCATTTTCAAAATGTTCTTTTACAACATCACTGTTGAAAACTTTTTGCCACAGTTCTTCACTGTAACCTCTTCCATTTCTAGTAGGATTTATAATATCGGCACACGGTCCAACAAGAGTGCCTAAAATAGCAGAATTATTTTTTTCTGATGCGACATATGTCAATTTTTCATCTTTTTTTGCCATTCAGTATCTCCTCGCTAACTTGATTGAAAAGTGCGTCACTTGAACAAATTAATGCCACATTAATGTTCATTTAAATTTAGCACTGATATATTTCAAATTTTATTTCTTTATGAAAATTTTTGTAAATGTGTTTTAGCCTTATAATTTTTCTTGTATAACCATAATAATTTATTATTAAGTTTATATAGATGCTAGACCTATTATTTATTATTTCTTTAGGAAGTGCATTAGCAAATGTTTTGCTAAGTCATTTCACATCTGCTAATTTATTATTTTATAGATTCTAATGCCTTTAAATCTGCCTTAATTAGTTTCATTAATCTCAATGCATTTGTGATATCATAGGTTTTAAAGTAGTTCTCTAGAACCTTTGTTATCTCATCTGCTCTTGAGTGTTTAAGAAACAGTTGTTTATTTTCTAATTGTCTGCTAAACAATAAAATTTGTGTTAGCATTGCTGACAATGTAACAAGAACTTCCTGAGGCTCCTCAATTTCTTTAACTATATTAATATATAGATTACTCTTTTTCTTATTGTAGTTAACTCTCACTCTCTCATAAAAACTTAGAACATCAAGTTGTCTGTTATCATTGATGAACTTCAAAACATCAAGAGACATTTCTTTAGAACTCATTAACTGTGAAATCTGTTTACTAACATTGATTCCTTTTTCTTGCATCTCAGTTAGCAGTAATATACAGTCATTTTTCTTAATCATACTATCTACCTATTCCTTTTCATAGTGTTATTTATTTTTTGTTAGGTCAAGACCTAGTTCAGTAGGCTTTGGTAAATAATCTGCTTCTTGACCATTTTGTTCTGGTTCTTGCTCTGTTGAAACAATTTCTTCGGGGGCTGATTCTTCAGAAGATTCTGCTTCATCTGTTCCACCAAACACCTTATCTTCAAAAGATTTTCCTTTTTCAACAGGCTCAGTTGTCATTGATTCTTCAGGTGTCTTTTCTTTTTCAGAAGATTCAGACTTACCTTCTTCTTGTTCTTGAAGTTTCTCAATTTCTTCTTCAAGAAGTGCAATAACCTCAGAGTCTGAAATTGATGATGAAAGTAGTGACTTAAGAATCTTTAACTTAGTTGAAGAAGATGATACATCACCTAAAGTGTTCATAATATCACTTACAACTCTAATCTTATTGGTAACATTATCTCTTTTATCAATTTCTTCTTGAGTAATAGGAGCAGACATTCTTAAGTTGAACTTGTTGATATAAGCAGTTAAGCCCTTATCTAATAACATTAGATTAACAACATCAGTTAATGCTTGAATCAATGTGTTTTGAATTCTCTTGATTGCCTTACCATATCTACTAGAGATGATTGATAGTGATGAGCCACCATTGAAACCGGCGGCGTCATCTGTAACACCAAAGAATTGTTTAGGAGTTCTAAATGAACCAAAGAATTTATCTTGAAAGTATGATAAGTCTGTTAATTGTTTAGGGTCAACATCTCCACCAATTTGCTGTGTGCTAATTGCTCCTACACCACCATGAGTAGGAATGTAGATGTTATTTTCAATTGGACCTGGATTGGTATACTCTTGCATGTTATTGCCTGTATTAACGGCCGATTTTTGCTCAATCAAATTCTTTATGCTCATTAAATGAGCACCAACATTTTCTTTTGGCATGTCACCTACTTCAATTGAAATCATTCTAACAATTGAAGACTTAGTGACACGATTAAGTAACACAGAACTTTCAAGAAGAGATAATTCTCTCCAAACTTTGAAAGCACTGTAAAGCATTGATTGACCTCTTCTTACAGTATATTTAATATGTTTTCCATTTTCATCTTCAATATTATTATCTAAGAAAATGTCTACTTCTTCAGGCTGTCTTGCACTTGTGTCCTCAAGAGCCGCGTGAACAAAGTCAGTTGCTTCATAAATGTTGACATCGCCTTTTCTCATTCTGTATTGCATTGGCATATAAAGATTTGCTAATGAATTTTGTTTTACAGTTTGAATTCTCACAGGTGCTTCAACATAACCCATTGTCTTACCAAAACGAGTTAGTTCAAACATGTCTCCAGGATTAGATACAGACTCAATATAGTGAACATAGTGGTCATCTTTATCATGAGTAATTACATTAACATCTTCTTTAAGTGTTTGTTGTCTTTCATTTTCTTTTTTTATTACTTCAGATATTGCAATTTGTTCATCGTCTGGACCAAGATTTTCAAGTGTTTCATTAAGTTTCTTTTGCTTTTCATTTGAGCCAAACAGTAAATCATCACCATAATCTGATTCTTTGTATAGTCTTAAATATAAATCACCATATTTAATTAGACCATATGCCCAACCATAAAGATGCTTATCAACATTCATTGACTCTAGTAGATATGTTACATATTTTGCAACATTAGAATCAGAGGATTCACACCACATTACTTTTCCTTCATCATTTGTTTCAACAGTGTCTTCGGCATATGTCTCAAGAATAGAGGCAATCATACTATCATTTCCCATTGAGTCCAAAATCTTATACATGTTTTCTCTGGTTTGTGATACAGCGGAAAAGCCTTCTAGTTTTGAAATATCTAAGACACCATTAATGGCGGCACTTAGAATATTCTTCTCTAGATTTCCTGTTGTGTCCACTCCAATTTCAGGTGCTTTTGCAGGAACAGGTTTAATCTTTACTCCTGCTAATGTTCCCTTTTTAGTTTTATCTTTGTTATCTTCCATTTTATTCAAATCCTTTCATTTTACCAAACAAGAATTCCATCTTTCACTAAAGCATTTGGAACACTTGTAGGCTTAGATATGTTTGACTGCTGAGGTTGCTGTTGAGCAGAGTTTTTATTCTGTGCTTGAGCATTTTGTCTTTCATTAAATTTAGCAAGAGGGTCAAGTAGTTTTAACTCTTCCTCAAAATCTACGGTTATTTGTCTTCTCAAGTTTGAGGAGTCATTGTTGGTCTTAAGTATTGACTCTAGAGACTCACCAAAATCAAATGCAAACTCTTCCGCATGTTGAGATGCATTATACACAGCACCACACACCGCATCCGCACTGTCCTTTGAATTGACTCCTGTGATATCATGGTCAATCTTACCATTATTATCTCTTTTAAGACCTACAACTTCTTCTGTTAGCAATGCTGTTTTATAGGTCTCAATTCTCTCATCATAAATTGTAGTCTTGAAATATTGATAAGGTTTATTGATTCTATCTTTATCAACTTTATCCACAGATATGATATCATAATTGAATCCTTTTACTTTTAATGTTTGTCCTGTATCATAAGATTGATATGTATCTGTTGATATACCCTTTACATTAAAGCCTTGCTCTCTTAGCCAAAACACAAACTGTCTGTTCTTTTCAAAACTAATCTGATGACCTTTTGGAGCCTTGATAGATGTATTAAATGCTAGTCTATATTTTAAGTCTTTTGAAGCAGGTCTTCCTTCTTCAACCTTGTCTTTCTTTCCTGTAATCCACACCCCTGCAATACCTGTTTTGTCACCACTAATAGACATATCTAGATGAACATATAAAGGTCTTGCTTTCAAATCTGATGGAACTTGTTCTAAATCAAAGAAGTCATAATATTGACTTGTGTCATCAGCACTATTGCCAACTGTAATAACATCTTTAGTAAATGGATTCTTTATACTTGTATTAACACATTTAGACCATCTCTCACCACTAATATATCTTGTTGAGTTAGATGTTGATACACCAGCAATATCTGTTAGTGCAATATCAATATCATCAAGAAATGCTTCATAGTAACCCATGGGAACTTTAAGAAGTGTATAACCACGATTTCTATAAATCTGCAACTCTTCTTCAGATGCAGTTAGAGGAACCATTTCACTGTTTAAGAATCTATTACCAACAGCAACATAGAACTTGTTAGGGCTATCTTTATCTGTTCTAACCACCCACTGTGGCTCATCAATAATAAGAGTTGTTTTACTCTCATTCTTTTTCTTCATTTCTATATAAGATTCAAGAAATGATTGGTCTGTTCTTTTAGATGATGCAAGAATATGGAGTGTAGGCAATTTCTCACCTCTCATGAATCTTGACTGCATACGCGCATCTACAGAACTAATAAGCATTTTTGCTCTTTCTTTTTGTTTGTTAATGTCTTGATTTGGCATAAATGATATTTCATCTTCAAATGAACAATACACAGCACGACCAATAACATGTCGAGGTTGTGAGCCATATAGAAGTTCAATATTCTTATTTGGTTGCCATTCAGGCTGTAATTGTTTACTGACTCTTCCCTTATTTAAAAACCAAGGAGATGATTGAAGTAATTCTTGACATTTTGACCATGCAACACCTTTGGCCGCATCAAGTGTAATGTTCATGAAACTGAATGTAATCTTGTCAATAGACTGTAGTCCATGATGAAGATAAGGGTCTTTAAGACACATCATTCTATAGAGCATGTATAACATTGCAATGACAGCAACAAAAGATTTACCAAGACCAATAGCACCAGATAAAATAATAGTGTTATATGCTGTGTCAACATTATTTGGAAACATTTTTTTCAATGTTTCTACCCAATAAGGAAACACTGTAAATTTTCCTTCTTTATTGACTAGACCCGCTCCTAAGTAAAGCGGATTTCTTAAAAACTCTTCTATAGTAACAGGAATTTCTTCATAGTCTTCATAGATAAGATTGTTTAAAGTAGATGATTCACCTTTGTCAGTTATTTCTTTTAAAATGGAAAGAGCCAAGGCTTTTTCCTCGGCTGTTAGGTTATTTAAAATTGTTGTCTGTGAACTATTAGGCATAATCTACTTAGTTCTCCTTTTGAGGCTATTTGTTGATGACCTTGAGTTGATAAATCATTGCCTCGATTTGTTCTTTCAGATATGTTTCCATGTCACCAAAGTTGTCTTTGATGTATACTTGTAACTCATCAGTCAATTGAGACTTGATAATTGAAAGTGCTTTTTCATTAGCAATTTTTTGCTCTTCAGCAGTAAACTTGCCTTGTTTCTTAAGTGCATCAACATATGTTTGAAATACTGATTGAACAGCACTCATAACAATTTTAGTAATTGCTGTTGACCACATTGCAATATTTCTGTCTTTAATCTTGCTGTTTAGAAATGCAATGAGAACAGTTGTCGCCCAGGTGGCTAGACCTGTTCCAATAGTTCCTACAATACTCCATAATACTTGTTCAAATTCCATAATAATTTCTCCTTTTTAGGTTTTTACCTCTTGACATATCACTACTTTGTTTCATATGAAACTTAATTAAATGTCTCATTTAATTTAGCACTATCTTAAAGTTTATTTTAAACTTTATTGGGTTCTTCTGTATTCTCATCATCAGAGAAATCAAGAGGAAGTTTTTCTTCTGACTCAGGCTTTTCTTTCTTTTGAAATCTGTAAGGATTTCCTGGAGTAAATTGACCACTCTTACGACCAATTTTATTGATATCATCTAAAGTAAACGGTGATGAATCAAAATCATCTGTATCAAAAATATCTAATTGAATGGCTCTATCATATCTCATTCCATAAATCTTAGGAAATATGTAATCAGCATATAGTCTTTGCATAGACTGTTTTGCATATTTAATATAATTGTTAATTACACTTGTGACCTTTAGAATCCAATCCATGTTTGCTAACACTAACATTACATGCTTACAACCACTTCCTTTTGAGTCACTTGGATTAGTAATATCACTGACTCTTGTTTCCACAGGTCCACTGTTGTAATTCTTCTGTGTTGCCCAATATGCTTGTCTATATTTCCAATCTTCACAGGTGCATGAAACAAAAACATCTTCAGTGTTAAAAATTCTAATCAATGAAGTTAGAATAGTTTTAAACTCAAGTTTGTTATTGTTCTTTTTAACTTCTTTAGCCACTTCTTCAAGAATTCCTTTGAATTTAATTTTAGTGATATACTCATCAGTTTCACCAATTACTTTTATACCAACTAAAAGAATATCATGCTTGAAGAAAAGGTTCATGTCCAGATTATTGTATTGAGCGACATTAGTATAAATACGAGAGTGTTTTCTTCTCTCATATCTGTTTCGACCTTTGAATCTATTACTAGGAACATATTGGTCGCCTCTTTTACCTTTGTCAATAAGGTCTCGTCTGCTGGCCTCATCTAGAATTACTCTTTTTATCATTAAGAACCCTTCCCACTCTCTTTATTTATTCATTTAAAATTCTTGATGTAGATTGTGTAGATGATGTGGGCTTATTTGTTGTTCTAGGTTTTGTAGTTGTTTTAGGTTTAGGTTTTCCTTCAGGTAAGCCTAAAATAGAGTGATAGAGATTATCCATAACACCATTTTTACCTAGTTGATGATATTGTGTATATATATTATTAAAATCATCTTTTACATTTCTAGGACAATAGCCCTTCATCAGCCACTCGTCTGCCATTATAGCAAGGTCATGTCTTAATCCAGCCTGAGTGCCTTTCTTAATCATGATTAAATCTTCTTTGATAGGTTTAACCACCTCTTCAATGGCGTCCTTCATATCATTTTTTATAGTTTCTCTTTCCTCATGAGCCTTATGTTCTCTAAGTTCAGATAACTCCTCTAGTTCTTTATCTCTTTTTTGAAAATATTTATCAAAACTTCTCTTCAGCAATAAGCCTACAACAGAAGTTAAAATTGTAGTTCCTAGTAGAGACACAAACGCAAATAACACAACACTCATATCAATCATACATACCTTCTCCTTGATGTCTAATATCTTTTAAAAGATAGACTTCATCTATCTAATTTAATTTAGCAACTATATTTCAATACTTTATTTCTAAAACAGATATTCTACCCATTGACCTGCAACAGATAAAATATAATCTTTTTTGTTTTCAAGACATCTCATAGTGGAGCCCGGATGAACTCCTTCATCTAGACCAGGCATGTTTGCGATGTCAACAATTAGGTCACAGATGAACTCTCTAGTATATTGTCCTAAACCATTATTAGTTCTTTTAGTTTCAATTAGCGCCATATTGTTCTCCTATTGAATTGTCCATATCTTATCAGTTGATAAGATATATTTTTTACTATTTTCTAAGCAGAGTATAACACTACCAACAGCAACTTCAGTTGTGATGTCTTCAACATCTAAAATTGTGTCAGCAAGAAATACTACTATGTAATCTCCTAAACCATTGTTTGTTCTTGATACTACTGAAAATGCCATAATTTATTTTCTCCTTTAAATATTTAATTAACTCCAGTCATGCATTATTTCTTGATTTCTAGAAACTAATCTAAGAACTACTCTGTATCCAAAATAACTTGCATCTGGTATAACCACAGTCAGATTTGTGGAATGGTCAACTCTAAACTGAATAAAATCTAAATAAAAATGAATTCTCTGTGCAGTGTTTAGTGGAACATATATCAATGTTGCTCCCTCATAATTATCAGTGTCATTATACATCTTTACTCTTAGTTCATATACATCAGCCATTTCTCCTGAATCTGGATTATCTGGTCTTGTTGAGTTTAAAGGTTGTTCTAACATATTTGAAATTATATCACCTAACAATGCTGATGTTGTTCCTTGCCAATATAAATCAGATTTAGGAATAACAATCACATCACCAACTGCAACTCCATCTTTTAATAAGTTATACTCATGAAGATTTTCAGGCGCTGGTGTTTCATTCTCAGCAATTGTATAGTCAGGACTTTCTTTGACTTCATAATTTAATTTCGCATAAATATAATCCATATTTTATCTCCTATGAAAGAACAATGAAAGGAGTTTTTTTGACAATGGTATTAATATACTCCTTACTGTCTTTTGTTATCTTTGCTCTAATTTGATAATAGTAATTTCCTGGCAATAAGAATCTGGTGTCAATACTTGCAAATTCAACCACAACATCGCCATTTTCATTTAAATCATCTTTTGTAAATGTTTTTCTAACTACTGCATTCTCAAAGTAGATGTCAATCTCAGGAATACCTAAGTAAGTGATTTCATCTTCAATGAAGATTATAGTTCCTTCAGTGTCTAATAAGTAATTAGCACCTGCAGAGAATATACCAAGATAAACTTCATCTGTTCCTTTTAACACATATCTAACAGGTTCTAATTCTGTTCCCTGATTGATGAATAAAGGCACAGAGAAGTCATCACCTCTATTAACTGTTATAATTCCATTATTAGATATTGTTAACATTAGCAATGACTCCCTTCTTTATTTGTCTTCTGTGTTGTGTTCATGTTCTTCAGACTGACCATCTATAATTAGATTTGCATTTGATGAAACAAGAATTAATGCCTTTTGTAGTTGTCCAACATGAATGTTTTCTTCATTGGTAATCTCAGTAAGTATTTCAATAATGTCTTCATATTTTGCAATAACTTCAACATTTTTTTCTTTACTTATTAAATCTCTAATTGTTGCAATTTGAGAGTTATATGTATCAATTGCCTCAAACTCATCAATGATGGCCAAGTTTAATAAACTTGCTATTCCAAATCCTTCTTCAGTTACAGGAGGAGTAGAAACCTCAGATGTAGAAATCTCAGGTGTAGATATTTCAGGAGTAATTACAACTTCATCATCTGTAAGAGAATCTTCTTTTAAAATAGTTCTAACAACATCATCAACAGGTTCTTCTAAAATAAGTTTAGTCATTAATGTCTTCATCTTCATCTTCCTCTTCATCATCTTCAGGCTCAGCAATTCCTAATTGCTCTAGAATCATTTCTGAATCAAACCATAAAATGTCATTGAGTTGAGTAACAGTGAGACCTTCAGGATATAAATCCTCTAACATACTTTCAAGTTCATCAATCATATTTTCTTCTTCAATTTTGTTCCAGGTATCAACCGCACCAGCCCAAGGACTATATTGACTAATATCTGAAATTATCTTTAAATCTTCATCTAGTTTTTTTGGTTGAGAAACTTTACTGACTTTTTTCTCTGTGACCTTTTTAGGCTCTTGTTTAACTTGCTTACTTTCATTCCATGTTTCAGCACCATCATAACCAAACACTGTAACATCATTTTCATCAATAACTTCTACTGATGCAATTCCATCTCTATCAACCATTTTCTTGGCAACAACAATTGCTTCTTTCTTGTCTGTGAAAGAATCCATGAAGATATCACTAAATCCTTCTTCTCTGTCTTCTTCAGTTGCCCAATATTTAATTGTAAATTCTTCTTCAATCTCTTGAATTTGTTCTTTGACATCAGTAGACTCTTTAATATGACCATCTGCTTTAAGTTCTTCTCTAGCAACTTCAGCATCTTTACCAACTAATTTGTATCTACCTTTAACACCTGTATTCACAGCCTCACATTGCCACATTTCACAGTAAGCATTAATTTCCTGAAGATTCATGTCAGGACAAGTGACAACAATTTCTTCTTTTGATTCTGTAACAACAGATTTTAATGATTCTAATTTTTTCTTTAGAACATTAAAGTCTACATTCTTGTCTACATAATTTCCTTCTTTATCAAATAAAACATAGTAATCAACAGAATCATTTGTTTCTGGTTTGTTGTTAATGTATTTAACTATTTTACCATTTTTTGCTGTTAAGAATACTTCTTCTTTCCAATTAGACTTGTTCGCTTCTGTAACAACAGACTCATCTTTAAAACCATAGTCTTTAGCAATTTGAGCAGATGACTCTGCCTTGAAGTCGTGTTGCTTCAAGAATTCTTTGACATGTCTGAGAGTTGTTGCAGATGTGTTCCATGCAGGAAGAAGTTCAACTTTACCTCCAGCAATTCTTGCGACAGGAGTATTATAACTAATTAATGTTTCAACTTGACCATCTGCAGAGGCATCAACTCTTGCTTTACCATAGAATGATTGTCTACTATTATATTGTGAAGAAAGGTCATAGATAGGAGCCTCTTGTAATTGAGTATTCTCATTAAAACCATAGTCTTTAGCAATTTTATTTGAAGCACTTTCGTCAACAATTAAATGAGCAATAAACTCAACACCACTGTCCTCAAAGAAATATTTACCTAAAAAGTCATATGCAGGCTCTAATACATTTACTTCTGTTCCATGTTCATTGTATAAAATAGCATTAATGTAGTAATCATGTCCAGTTCCCTCAATTCTAATATCAGCCTCATGTTTATCTTTATCATTGAACTTCACAGTAAAAACTTTATATGTTCCATCTAAAGCATCTTCATCATCTTCTCTTGATAGCAACTCCTCAATTTCATTGGCATCTTTCTTTGAAATAATTTTTGTTGCCTCAACTTTTTTAGAATCAACAGACTCCTCTTTGATGACTTGTTCATCAAAGAAATTTTTCTTTGCATCTTGTTTAAAGCCATTAACAAGTTCTTGTTTTGTTTTATCAGACGCACTCTTAATATATTTAACTGCTTCTGTCTTAGAGAAACCAAATGCATCCATTACAGCATCAAGTAATTCTTTTTCAGAATAAGATTCACCTAACTTCTTTGATTCGTCCATTCCATCAATTGATTGAAGTTCTTTAATATAGCCTCTGCACTCACCAATTTCTTGATAAATGCCATCAAGTTGTTCAGATACTTTATCAATTTCTTCTTGACTTGCTTTGTTTGCAATAAGTTTCTTTTGTTCTGCTTTTAATTCTTTTTGTCTTTTTTCTAGTTGTGCGATTTTATCATAAGTCTTTTGATATTCGCCTTCTTTTAATTGTTTACTTTCAAACTGAACATTAGATGCAGGAGCCTTATCTAGTTCTTGTTCATCATAAGCAGGCGCAATAGAAATTTGAAGTTCTCTTGCTTTTGACAAAGGTCTACCAAAAAGTTCAGCAAACTTCTTGATTGCCAACTTCTTAGCACCATATAATGAATCTGCTTCACCTTTTCTAATTTCAACTTTCTTACCATCTAAGATAGCAATCCAGCCACTAACTTCTTCTTTTAATTTCTTTGCTTCAGCAACAGGCGCTGTCTTCTTATAGTTTTGTGCAAAGTAATCAAGGGCTCTGTCAAGTCCATTTGTCTTTTCAATACATTCTCTTGCAAATTTATCTTCAATGCCAGCATCTTTCATTGCATCAATCAAAGCACTAGCAAAGTTAAATCTTTGCCAAGGACGATTTTGCCATCTGTATGAGCCACGCCCTTCTTTGTTACCAAATCTGAATGTAACATCTTCATAATTATATGTTCTTGTGTGTCTAGTGCTTCCTACAGCCATTAATCTTGTTCCATCCGGCATAACAGCACTTGCCATATCACTATAAGCCTCTGTAAGAGATTTATTTGATAGATTTGCTAATTTGCTTTCCCACATTTCTTTTTTATTTGCGCCTGAAGAGACAACAAATTCAGCATCAAAAATGAAGACACCTTCAAGACTATTACCTAATAACTCTTTAGGAATGTCAACTGAACGACCTTCAAATAAAACTTTGTCAGTGTCTAAATCATAAATTCTGACTTTTTCAAGTTGTTCAGGAGCACTCAATTCTCCAATGACTTCTTGAATTGTTGTATTACCAAAGAATGACTCTTTTAATTTTTTACTCATTTGATTATTCTCCTTTAATCTCATCAACAATAGAACGAATGTCAGACTCAAATTCTGATACAACTTCATCCCAATCTAAACTATCTGGACCTGATGCATAATGTTGAGCGATTGTCCATTGGTCTGCAATGTATGTCAATGCAGTATCAACAGCATCTTGAACTTCAGCATCAATTTCATCTGCATTTTCAAAATCAATTCTTTCTAATACATCTGAAACAATTTCTAAGAAATCAAAATCACCTGAATAATCAAAGTGCTTTCCAATCAAGTCTTTGTGAGGAGATGAAGTAAGAGATTTTGCTTCGCCTAATTTCTTAGTTGTCTTCTTAACTTGTGTTTGAATTTGGTCAGTCTTGTTTACTTCTTCATTTAACACTTCAAATTTATAATTAAATTGATAGCCTTCTGCAATTCTATTGATGCTATACTTAACATCATTTGTTCTTGCATTTTCAATCAACTTAGTGATTGTTGCTCTTGATGTTGTCAGAACAGACATAACATTTTCTTTAATTGTAACTTTTCCTTTGAGAGTTCCAACAACAAAATCCTCAACTAATTTCATCTTTTTCATGGCGTCAGTTTGAGGTGTTTTATTGGCAGTTCTTGTTACAGTTTGAGCAACTAACTCTTTTGTCTCTTTATCTTTTTCTTTCATTCTATCTGTTGCTAATTTTCTGTTTGCTTGAGATGATACAATTGCGTCAACAAAGGAGGGTGTTGCAACAGCCTGCACCTTCTTCTCAACTTCAAACATCTCATTCTTTCGTGTCTTCTGATAGGCTTTGATTGATTCCACGATGTCTCGTTTTGTCTTTTTTAACTTCATAGTTTTTCTCCTTATAATGTGATTGTGTAACTCATTTAAATTTAGCACATTGGATAAAACACTAATTGGTTTTTGACAAAATTATTTTTTATAAAGTTCTTTTAGTTCCCCTAAAACATTCTCAGGAAGATGAGAACTAATAAATTTAGGTTTATTGTAATTATCTGTGCTTAATCTATTAAGTCTTATCATTGTTCCTACATGTGTAAATAAAAGAAATTTAAATGGAAGATGAGTTACAATATCATTATGATTTCTAATGACAGTATAGTTATACCATCTTTCTCTAAGTTCTTTCTTAACAAATAGACCTTTGTAGAATCTTGGTGATTCAAAGCCAAAGCCATAAATATCATGTCTAATGTCAGGTCGATTAAACCATACACACTCATGACACAAACCACTCAAAGCACCACCTTGAGAGTATCCTGCAATCACAATCTTTCTAAATCTGTAATCAGGTCTATCAATGAAGTCAGTATCATTATACCAAGTTCTTAGAGTATAAGGGGTCTTAACCTCTTTAATCTTAGCAATAACAATATCTTGAACTTCTTTCCACGCAGACAAGAAACCACCATGAACATAATAAGGAATGTTCATGTTCTTGTAAGGTTTTTTAAATAGCCAGAAGTTTCTAAGCCAGTCTGACATTGAATTGCTGTGTTGAAAGTAGATATATAAAACATCATCATCTTCAACAAATGCATAGTTCACACCTTTTTCTGTTTGATTGTATTTAATATTGTAAACACAATCTTCAAACAATTTAGCCAAAATAATTTCCATTATAATTTTCTCCTTTTATCATAATGTTAAAAGACTCTCAGTTTATTAAGAGTCTCAATTTCTATTCTTCAGTTATCTCATCAAGCATTTTGAAGACATCTTTTAAAGAATCAGCATTTTTATCTGTTTTAGAATCATTAGTATTCTTGTCTTCTTTCCAAGTAACTTTACCACGAGTGATAATGTTTTGCTTAACACCTTTATACTCTTTATGGTCTTTGATTGTTGCAACAATGCTATCAATTTTCTTAATGTCTTCTTCAAAAATACCATTAGTTGTTGACCACACATAGACAATACCTTTAGCATCAATGATTTCAATGACCGCTGTGTCAGATGCATAATAAGAGTATCTTCCACCATCTTTGACATAAAGAGTTCTAATAGACTTAATATCAGTGATGATTACTTTGTCTCCAACTTTTCCAACATACTCAGCATTGTTTGCAGTTTTATCTCTTACAACTTTTTGAACTTTGTCTTTAAGATAAACACTGACAAATGATGACATTAGTGCAATGTCACGATACTCAGCATACTCTTTAGTCCAAGCAGATTTTGCATTCCACATATAATCTGATTTGGAAGTATCTACATCTTTGACCCAAGCATCCATTTCTTTAACTTCTTCTTCAGTTGCTTCGGGAAGAGGTTCATTTGAAATACCAAATAAGGATTTAGCCAAGAATTTTCCTGTTTCTTGAGGAACATATCCATTCTTCTTCACATAGCCAAACAGTTTCTTCTTGATGCTTTCAGTTTCAAGTCCATAAGAGCCAGAAGAGAAACCACCAAAATTAAAATCTTGATATTCATCTGCAAGAGATTCAATTGCTGAAAGCATACTAGCAAACAATGCACATCTTTCAGCATCTAGACCACCGGTGTATCCACGAAGACAGGTTTTTCCAACTTGTTTAAACTCTTGATTAGTTTCATTGAAAACTAGATAAGTGTCTTTACGGTCACGCACTTGATGACAGTGTTCACATTCTTGTCCAACAGTTCTATACTTAGTAGGAATTTTGCCTTCAAGAGATGTATCAAATGAACGAATGATATTACCAGAACTTGCATGTTCAATTGTTCCAACAAATCGCCAATCTTCAATTTGATATTTACCTTCAACTTCAACTTCTACACATTTGACAGAAGCCTTAGCACCACTTGGAAGTTCATATTCAAGAACAACCTCTTTACCAACATTAAAAACAATATCAGCACCTTTATTCTTAATATGATTAATCTTCTTGGTTAGTTCTTCCATATTTTCCATGGGAATTTGAAATGTTGTCATAATATTTACCTCTTTTCTTCTACAGTATAATTATAGCACATATCAAATAAAAAATCAACTACTTTTGATTGATTTCTTTAAAATCAACCATTTTTAATTGATTCTCAACTTTCAATCTGTTTGAGTTGATTGTGATGTCATTTGATTCATTTTGCAACTTTTCACTATCTACCCTATATATATTAGGGCATCTAATATTGAGACCTAATTATATATCTATTGACTAGATGTGATATTAAAAGGTATATATAGGTTTATGAGGTTTTATAGTCGACTTCTTCATGTAGATTTTTAGTATATTTTTAGGTGTAATTTTTTGCACAGTAGACGATACATATCTAGATAGGACTATTTGAATTTATCTTTCAAATCTAGATAAGGTTATTGTAATTTTTTGCAGAGTAGATTTGCACAGTAGAAGGTGCATATCTAGATAGGACTTTTTGGATTTATCTTTCAATGCACAGTTTCAATGCACAGTAAGTAAGACATATCTAGATAAGATTATTTAGATTTAAGAGTGTCTTAGAGAAATGAAAATTATTTAGTGGTAAAACACAAATTTAGCAGTTTTAGCAGTTATCTAGTTATAATCTCATTACAGACACTTTAAAACTCAATCCTATGCTGTTTATTCTTTGTTTGGCAGACTTTTAAGTGTTTCTGATATAAAGTAACTGACTCACATTAAAAACCAGCCTAAACAGTTTTTTGACACTATTAATTGCTAATGTGTTCCATCATTCAATTTATTGATAATGAATTTTGTCATCTCAACAATTTGTCGTCCATATATACCAATAAAATCACATACAACTTCATGATTAAATTCAACCTGATAGAAACCATATTCCCACATATAAGCATGACTTAGTTCATGAGTAATGGTGTTAGTAAGGTCTGGCTCTTTTAAAGACTTATCAACATAAATGATTCTATGAACATTATGTGTTATGCCCATACTATCCTCTAATCTTGCATCATCAGTAGATATAAACTCAATGAGCCATTTTATCTTATTAATTTTGACTGTTATCTTGTTCATTTGTTTTCTACACCTTCCCCATACAGCCAAGTCTTAAGTTCTCCATAAGTAATGTCTAAAATCTCCATAATAATTAATGCTTCTTTAAGAATAGTCTTGTTTCTCTCATAATAGTTATCTAAGGCTCTTCTTGTAGGAAAACTAGATTTGATTGATTCTCTGTAATACTCTCCCAATCTAAAACTTAAATCTTTAGTTTTGTCTTTCATGTATTTCTCTCCTTATTAACTTCTTAGTAATGCTTCTAATTCCATCTTAGATTTCATTTGTTTTCTACCTTTTTCAATTGAATATAGCCTTTCTCCAAGTTGGTAAACTCTTCAACAATCTGCAGTTTTTCTTTGCTTTCAATGTAGATGAAATCATCTCCCGTTTCAAAATAAAAATCATCCGACATAGATAGCATATAATTCAATTCACTTAGATAAAGAGGCATATTTTTAATGATTCTTTCAAATGTCTCATCAGATACTTCTTCTTCAGGATAAAGTTTTAAAATCTCTTGAAGTAATCTAGTTATTTGATTTGCTGTCATTTTATTTTTCCTTGATGAGTGTTTCCAATAACTTCAAATTCATTCCAATCACAATATGAAGAGAAGCCTCCAAATTCGTCCATACAAATTGCCATGTCTTGATAATACTCAACATGAGCAATCCAGTTACCTTCATTTGTCAGAACAATATCTCCTTCAAAAATTTTAATATTGTTTTTGTCTTTAACTCCAATGTGCTGTTCAACAATCCAATCATTGTTAATAACAACTTCATCAAATGAATACTTAATACTCTCATCTGATTCACAGACAAAAAATAGATGATTATCAATCTCTCTCATCACAAACTTTCTTGGCTGATTCTTTTGTCTTTCAATTTCATATTTCTGCCATGCTCTGAATTCATATTTCATTGTATATTTCCTCCTATATACTGTCTACATTATAGTAGTGAAAATATTTTCCTTTATACTTAAACACAAACTCTAGATAAGAATCATAACCACCATCATAGTTGGTTGAAATAGAATCATTTCTAAGCACCTTAACTTCCAGCAAAGGAAATGGCTGATGACCTACATTGTGATATAGGTCTAGGTCTTTGATATATCTAATCTCATAACCATTTATAATTAGTTTACGATATTCTTCTTCTGAGACCACTTCAATTGAATCATTTTCAAATTCAAATAGTTCTTCTAGAAATCTCTCTGTTTTACTCATTCTAGTTTATCTCCAAATGTGTCATACAATACACCATTATCAATTACAAGCACATTGCAGAAGTAGATATATCTTTCTTGATATTTTCTTACACCGCCATCAAGACCAATGATTCCTTTGCTGAAGTATATATCTGTTCGATTTGAATAATTATCATTTAAATGTTTGTAAAAGTCATCTGTGTTCCAATGACCTACAACAAGAGTTTTTCCTTTTTTCTCTTCTTCAGAGAATAGACCTGCTTGATACATGGCCCAAGGGTTACCCCATCTAGCATCTTTCCACACTTCTTTTGAAGTTTCTCTCCAATTAGGATTATACTCATACACATCATTATAAGTCAAAGTCTCTACTGTCTTGTCATAGTCTTTAACAGTTAATGGAATAAACGCATGAGTCAAGATTAAATTATCTAATTCATAATACTCAATCCACTCATCCGATTCAAGCCAACTAACAACTTCTTTTACTCTTTTATGATTTACAATTTTTCTCCACAATTTATTGACCGCTGAAACTTTATCAAGGTCTTCTTCAATTGCAAATAAAAAGTATTCCTCAAAAAACATTTCCATTTTTGTTTTTGGTGTCTCTGATAGTTGAAGCATAGTATCTACAGTGCCGTTGTGAATGTCATGTTTACTGGGTCTTTCTTTCTTAACTGCTTCAAGAATTAACTGTTCATGATTTCCTTTAATTAAGATTCTTCTCTCTTTAGGAATTTCTCTAATGAACTCATACATCTTTATTGCATCTGGACCACGGTCAAACAAGTCACCATTGACAATCAATGTGTGTGACTCATTATTTTTAGAATAACCTGCCTGCAGTAGTGATGATACCATATCAAAATAAAAACTGTGAACATCTGAAACTACAAAATATTTCATTTACATCTCCTTCTTACCAACTTAGGTATCTTTCAATAAAACTATTTTCATTCTCCTCAGATACAGCAAAGTGGTAGTCAATTACTTCGTTGTCTACTTTGTCAATTACTGCAACTCCAAAATTAATTCCTTCAATCACTCTTACAATCTTAACAGAGTTTAAATCTTTAACAATCTCATTAGTAATAAGCATGAATACACTTCTCCCTTATATGTCATTATAGTATCACATATATATTATACAACTTTTTAAACTCTTTGTCAATAAAAAAAGCCACTAATGGGGAATAAAGTGGCTTTAGTTTATCAAGCACATCATCTTATGAAAGGAAAAGTTAGGTGTGTGCATTATTAGTTAAAAAAACTGTCTGGTTTTACAAAGGGAGGTGTTAAAATATAATTTAGAAAGGAGGAAATTACATGATACACCAGACAGTTTGAAACCAAATGTAATTATGATTTCACTATATATATACAATATAATTCTATGCACACAACAATAAGATTAATTAATTTATAAAAAATGTTGTCTCATCTTGGAGTTGAACCAAGGTCTACACCTCTACAGAGGCTTCTCTATACCCATTAAGATAATGAGACATATGGCGGAAAGTGTAGGATTTGAACCTACGCACCATTTAAGGCCTAGCACGTTAGCAGTGTGCCCTCTTAACCACTTGAGTAACTTTCCGAATTGTTCAGTTTTATAGGTGTCCACCACCGACCATAAGGTCCTCATATAGAGGTCAAGTTTTACGATACCTGCCATCGCTCAAGAAATTTATTCTGAGATGATTGGATTTCAATGCTGAACGTCACTATGCAATTTAATAGGCATTGCATCAACCTTAAATCATTTGGTGGCTCTAGAGAGACTTGAACTCTCAAGCATTTCTGCATCAGTTTCTAAGACTGACATGTTTACCAGTTTCATCACAGAGCCATTCGCGGGCTAACATGTGGAATCGAACCACTAGTGTGCACCTTCCGCCAGGAGATAGTTAGCCATATTATGGTGGACCCTGCAGGACTTGAACCTACAACTTACCGCTTATGAGGCGGTGACTCTAACCAATTAAGTTAAGGGTCCATAATACTGTTATTTTTATTTGCTGTTCTTTATTCTATTGTAAGCATCTTCAATAGCCTTATCTAAGTTAATATTTAAATGAAGAGACATAATAACTAATGCAACATAAATATCACCAAGACGTTCTGGAATAATTTCTTTGTTATTTCTAGACACACAACTTGATAATTTTCCTACTTCTTCCATCAGTGTAACCATTTGTTTACTAGCATCAAATTTATTAAGACCTTGCTCAATTGCCCATTTCTCAATATTTTTTCTTATAGATGCAATAACTGGTTCATTGTTAACATATAATGTATTATCACTTATATCAACAGTGGTCCATGTTCCTGTTGATGCTAGTGCTGAACCTGAGACAAATGCTGTGCCTGTAATGGAACCATTTACAGTTATGGTCTGAGTTTCACTTAAAACTTTATCAGTGTCAATTTTATTAGTTGGTTCTGAGACAACTTTAATTTTTGATTTACCATTTTGTGTAGACATAGAGTATCTAGTTCCACACTTACCACATGTATAATCAGTTGTGTGAATATTAGGGTCATTGTTTACATAATTACCCTTTTCATCATAATAAGCACTCCAGCCCATGCAGGTTGAAGTTGACATACCAATGTGTGCAGATAGACTTCCGCATTTAGGACATTTTCTTTCCATATTATTCCTCTTTCTTTGTTATTTGAATATCAGTGTATGTATCATCACTGCCATAATTTTCACGAGATTTACTTTTCATTAGTTCAAGCAATTCTTCAACAGTCATAGTTGAATCAACTTCAATACTATCGCTAAAATCAAAACGAGTTGGTGTGTCAATAATCTCTTCTTCCCAACCATATTCAACATCTGTATAGTTGTATGAAAATGACACAATAAATTTAGACATATCTTATCTCCTTAAGGAAGTTAATTTCAATTGGTGGACCTGAGGGGAATTGAACCCCTGTCTTAACACACTTATTCTCAACATCTACATTTTGTCTCATCTAAGTTTTTATGCAATCACAATGAGAGATGATTACATAGATTTAGTTTCTGTGTTTTGCAGATGCTTTGAAACTAGAAAGTCAGCATCTGCTAGTCCAGTTCTGACGAAGAGTGCTGTTACTAGACATCACAGGTCTTCGGAGTTCATAGTTTTTCTAACTAATACTGTCCGCCGATTAGGCTAAGACAGTTTGAACTCTACTAAATAGAGATTTAGCGTTTATTGTTTTTGTGGTTTAAGGTGACCAACCAATGCAGTTGAGAGTAACATATGCCAATCGAACCCAAAACAGGCCCATATATTTAGAGCCTCACTGAGACTCTACTAATATTATACACTTTAATTAGTGATTTGTCAACAGTTATTTTGGAAATAACACAACATCAATTTCAACAATCTTATGCTCTTCAGAATAGTTAGCATCTTTGATTTGAAAGTTTTGGTCACTATTCATTAATTCTTCAGGTGTGACCTCTTCATTTGTCTTAAGATTGATAATGAAATTATTTGTTCCAAAAACAAAGAATCTGAATTTATAGCCCTCAAATTGTTTTACAAGAGATTCAAGTAAATTTCTATTCTCTGTTACAATTTTCTCAATGTCAACTTCAACACTGTCTTCTTGTAGAAGTTCATCTACAGTTGCTTCAGCATCATCTTCTTCAATTTCAAGACCTTCAAGTCTCATCTGTTCTCTGTCATTTGATTCATCTTCACGCATTTCTTCAAGTCTTTTTAATTCTCTGTCTGTCATAATATTCCTCCAATATAATTTTTTACATGCACTTATACTATACAATTATTTTTTCACTGTAACAATAAAAATATAATTTAATTTTTATTCTAGGACTGTCTGTCAAGCCATTTGTAAATAATAAATTTCAAATCAGTCGGATGTTTAATAAGTTCTACTCTTTCATGAGGTCTATTTGAAGGACGAAAAGGCTTATGAGTTTCTTTCAACTCTTCAATAACGTCGTCATATTTTAATATGTGAGCCATCAATGCACGAACATTTTTGTCATAGTCAGATTTACCAATACTATCTTGAACTCTCTGAGCCAACATATATGTCCAATTATGTATAGACTCAACTTCAGGTATAACAAAGATAAAATCAATTCCCAGACTGTTTAAAGTCTCTCTGACTACTAAATGACTTGAGATGAATAAAACATCAACGTCAGTCATTTTAATCATCTCAGCAACATAGTCTTTATACCAATCAGGATTAGACTTGTCAAAATTAGAACTTTCAAAGTCAATTGATACAATCTCTTCTCCATATCTCTCTACATGAGAAGTCTTTGCAAATGTAGACTTTCCAACACCTTGATATCCGCTTACTATAATCATTACACATACCTTTCTCTTTCTTTAATTTTAAATTGCAATATAAACATCAATAATAATCAAATTGCTGAATAATGAGTAATATTTTACACATTAATAGTAAAAATTATTGTTAATGAGCAATATAATGCTCATTATTGATTTATAGGTCCCATTCATCAAGGGCAAACACGCAGGCTTCATCTTCAGTCATTCCCATGGAAATACCTTGATTATATGAGAATAAAACTTCCCACTCAAGACCATACTCACTAGCAAGTTCTAACATTTGTTCATATAATGATTTCATTAGTTAATTCTCACTTTCATATTAATTACTACAACTGTATCTCTATTTTCATCTAGGCCTTCATATAAAACTTTTGACTTCATCATCTTTCTCTCAGATTTGAAATCATTAGTAACATATAGTCCAGCAATCCAAGAACTGAATGGAAGATTGTTTTTACCAAATATCCAAACTCTTGTATTTGGGTCCAGCATAAGTAAATACTCTTTAAGAGTCACTTTAAATCATCTCCTTATATTTCACTCAATAACCTCTACCAAGCCTGCCTCAATGAGGTCTTGAATGTATAATTCAATGTTTGCATGGTCATCATCATTCCACTGAAAATGTCTTGTATCATCTTGATATGATTTTGATTTATAGTTACCATAAGATAATACAATATAAACCTCAGTGTCAAGACTTTCAACTCGTCTTGTTCCATGAATCAAAGGTGTTGAATGAGAATTTTCTATTGTTTCCATTTCAAAGTTATGTTCAATCAACTGTTCTTCAGTTTCAGTATATTTGTATATCATTATTATTTTTTACCTCTTTCTATTTCTTCATAGAATCTAATAATCATTTGAATAACATTTAATGGAAGATACATATTAAATGACCATTTACCATCACCATAGGTTTCTGTGATAAACTGTTCATAGACATACTCTTCATTCATCTCAGTCTCTTTTTCAATATAATAAAACTCATGTGTCACAGTGCTGTATAGAACTTCAGTTTGTGCTATCTCTGAAAGTAGTTTTAATATCTCATCAACAGTTGATATTCTTTTAAGTTCCTCAAGTTCAACAAATGCCAATTTAACAATGTTCTTTTCCTCTGTCATACCATCTCCAAGATAGTTTGTAAGTTCAGTTTCAATTTTTTCAAATGCTTCTTTAGGTTTCATCATTGTCTTCTACCCTCCATAATTATCACATCTAAAACCTCTAACATACTATAATTCATTGGCAGATACTCTCCATTGATATCATAATACTTGTCATCAATCATAATAATCGCATGATGATTATATCTGTCCCAATAAATAGTTTCATGTTTAAATTCTTGTTTCATCATTAATGCAAAGCCATAACAATATCTTTTAGTGAATAAGCGTTTAATATCACCAACAGTGTCAAAGTCTAAAACACTTTGTATAAATTCTTTAGGTGTCATTATTAGTTGTCCACTCTAGAATTTCTTTAATATCTTTACTGATTCTTCAAGTGAGGTCACTTTAAGTCCCCCTTAAAGTCTTTGATTTGATGAAATAAGTCAATCAATTTATCATCTACAATTGATATCTCAGCATCTGGATTATTAGAACTTAAGACTTCACACTCTGTTGACATACCCCAACTGTCATCATAACTTTCTATCTCACTATTTAAAGATAGTTGTTTGAAGAATGATTTATGCAACTCAGATAATTTATCTTTGCTCTCTTCTTGTTGTTTATTTGCATTCATCTCTTCTAGTCGTGATTCATATCCACTTGCTGTGCAAAGTGCAATCACAATTAAACCAAACATAAAACCTAAAATAAAACCAATTACAAGAACAGCCCACATACTAGTAATCATTCTTTAATCTCCCAACCTGTGAGTTCTCCATCCCAACCACCCGTTTCTTCACCTAAATGACACCACAGATTAAAGATATCTGTGTCTGTGATAGGTCTTACCTCAACCAATTCATCATCATCATTGTAATAAGCAACGTCTTCAAATCCTGCTTCAGCAAAATCTTCATGTGTATAATTACTAATACTAAATCTACAAATTAAGTTCATTTCAGTTTCTCCTTACGCACCATGCGTTTAATTTTCATAAAAAATATAATAGTAACATTTGTCTCAAAACCATTATCCTCGGCAATATTTTTAGAAAGTAAATCTATCTCATCAGAATTGTCAAGTTTACAATCTAACAATACAGAGCAATGCCCATATACAGTTTTGTTATTACTGACAAAAATATAAGATACAAAGTAAATATGTTTTTTAGGTTTCATTCTATAAATCACAAAAAAACCGATTATTGATATGATAAAGTAAAAAATTAAAAACAAAGCAAACTTGTCGATAAGTGTCATTGCTGTTCCTCCAATAGTTGCCAATACCCCATAGTTTGGTTATAAACAACAAGTTTCCAAACTCCATCAACAAATACAAATGTGTCATAATCATAGTTATTTCTACGAGTATTGTAATTTCTGTATGCTGTTGTTGTAATAATATCTTTTCCATTGGTGGACAGCAATTCTATTGTTTTTTCGTTCATTTCAGTTTCTCCTTACTTTACAAGTTTCCATATATTGCCTTGATTGATTAAGTCTATGATTTCACTAATCATTCTTATCTCATCAAAACTGAAACTCCACTGTATTCCTCTTGTGTTGCCATTTTTAAACTTACGATAAACAAACACTGCTGTGTCCAAGGGTGAGACATTAATCAAATATGTCATTCTTGAATCAGTTTTATGTTCAATGCAAATGCCTTCTGATTCATCAATGTCAGTTACTGTCCATATTAGACCATCAGCCAAAAAGGTTTCACCAAGTTTAATTTCTTTTTGTGTCATCTGTGTGACCTCACTTCTTTAAACTGTCTGAAGAATTTGTTGATGATGTGGTATAGGTAGGAGCACCTTCAACAACCTTATCATTCCATGTATCAATTAAGATATATGTTCCATCAGGTGTTTGTATCCACTGAAATCTGTCAATCATTTTTTGTTCCTCCACTTTATCTTTTTCTTTGTTTTTCAAAAACTTTGAAACTTTCTTTACTTTGTCATTCCAGTTTTTAATTGCTTGGTCATAACTTGTCTTCTCTTCTACTCTTGAAACATCATCAGCACCTGATTCTAATAGTTTACAAGTAGGACAAGTAAAATCATGTCTATAGCAATCATGATAACCATGTGAGCCGTGCCACATAGGTGATTTTTCATAATGAGGCTCTGAGCCACAGATAGGACACTTTAAAGTTTTCATTTGACTTCCTTTCCATGATGAAAGACTTTAACAATATTAAATAAGTCATATGATTTTTTCTGCAAGTCTATTGCCTCATCAAGTGTTTCAAACTCATTTAGTTGCATAGGATACACATCATCATAATAACCAATAACTTTATATGTTGAATCAACAACTTCACTATCAAGTTCTTCATTCAGTTCTTCTTGCTTATCTAGACTGAAACTCTCTATAAAATTATATTCATCTTTAGTTAAAGGTTCATTCATAATCTTTTCTTCTGCTTTGATTGGATTGTATGGTTTCATTTTACTTCCTCTACTAAAGACACTTCTTGAATATTGAAACCATATTCAATATCATCATTTTCATAATGGTCCTCACCAGCATACATCTCAGAATTATTTTTCTTAAACTTAACACCACGTGACTCATTCATATAATTGATGAGTGCTTTTTTTGTTTTGAAGATTTTATAATTAGAAAATGTCCAATTAGTGTAGTATGAGCCACATTCTGCAATATAGAATTTATTTTTCATTTCATTTCCTCCAAATACTCTAAATATTCAGGTATAATAGCAATTGCTTCTTTACCCACCTCATAGACTGTAACTGTTTTGTCATGAAGATAAATGATAATTCTTTGCTCATCTTTACTGAACTTATGAGAGAAGTCCATGTTGGCCCAGTCTACATCTACAGTCAGTTCAAATCCTAGTTCAATCAATCTATCATGAGGTGATGTATATGGCTTAAGATGCTCGTATTTAAAAGGTAATTCTTGAGCGTATTGTTTAAATACTATCCATGTATATATATTATCTAGAGCATTAATTACTCCAACTCCTAGTGGTGTGATTACTGTCACAATTACTCCAAGAATCAAACTCTCTGAGAGCCTTAGACAACATTTCAACTCTATCATGACCTTCAATATCATGAGCATGAACATTATCTTTTGTGACATAATATTCTAACATGTAGCGAAGAAATGTCACAAACAAATACAGGCCATCATAATCAAAAGGAGTAGATTGCTTTACTTGATTCATGAGCATCTTTCGATACTTCTTAACAATTCTATTATACAACTTATTCTTTCTCAAGTCAAGGACCTCTTTCCTGAATAAGTAAATTGGCGATACTATCAGTGTAACATCATTCAATTTACTTTAGCAACTCAATTTACTTGGTTTTTACTTATTTCTGAAAATCTTTCATTTTGTTACAACACATGTTTGAACTCAATAATGAATAAAGTGATGAATGATATGCCACCTACTACTGCAGGTATAATCATTGTTTTATGAGGAAAGAATATAAACTCTGTAATGAATCCTAATGTATTATACATGACCACATAATTTATAATTGCTATAGATACAGATGATGCTATGATTAATTCATTGTTTCATCATATAAATGATTCTGCTTATCTTATCTACTGCAATGTCATAAGGTGTTCTTTTAACTCTTAGATAATGCCAGCCTGCATATTTCATTAAGAACTTGAATTGTTTTCTACTGAGTCTTCTCTTAGGAAGTAAATCAAAGTTCAAAGTCTCTTGCCAGAACTTCTCAGCATCTGCACAATCTTCACATAGAGGACTATTTGGCTCATGACTCATATTGTCTTGATATATTTCATTGATGTCTCTATGACAAACACTACATTGTATTTTCATATGACTAACTCTCTTTTGGTAATCCAGGTGTTCTATTATGACTTGTAATGTCGTCAACATTTGTAGATGAGTCAATACTTGTGATTGAATAAATATCACCTATCTTAGGTTGTATTGTTAGTGATTCACCACAATTGAAAACAACAAGACAGTAATTTTCATGTAAGTTATATTGAAGAATATGAATAGACCAATCAGGATGATTTTTAAGGTCCTGATTTATCTGCTCATCAATGCCCATGTCTTTAGTTTTTTGTCTGAAGTCACCAATCTTTTTCTGATAGGTTTTTACATATTGTTTCATAGTCTAGCCTCTTATAACTACTTTTTTACCAAAAATGGACTGTAATTTCTCACCATGTTGCCAATAGTGCCTAAGATAACCTTTTGACAGTTCATACATTGCACCTGAGATACCTTCAACATCTGCAATATCTGAAAGATTTTCAACTGATTTCTTTGTTAGTTTGCCACCATCTTCAAGTTCTGCTTCCATTAGATTAGCCCATCTAATCATGAAACTTAAAGCACCACTAGAGTAAGGGTCTTTGCTGTTTGATTCAATAAATTTTTCCCAATCTTTTTCAAGTCCAGTTTTTACTATCATAATTTATTCTCCTTAAACTTCTGTTCCAAAATGCTGAGCAAGTTGTTGCAACACACGCTTCAATGAGTATTCCGCATTTGGTGTCAATTGACGAGTCCAGGCTTGAATGCTAGGTGCCCACTTAAAACCATTTGTCTTGAGAATATCTCTAACCTGTTCATCAGGAATGCTGTCAAAGAAAAGATTCATACGAGTATCTTCTACATCACGCACAACATTGAATCCAAACTCTTCATGATTCTCTTCAGTCTTTTCAACTGCTGATTCAATCTCTTGAAGATGTGCTTCCAAGTCTTTCAAATCATTGCGAACATATGTATTAACAGCAACAGAATATGTTTGTGCAAAGATTGCAGAAGTGTCTCTGAGATAGGCACGCTTCATTTCTTCTGGCATCCATGTCTCGTTGGCAAGAAACTCTTTTAGTGCCTCAATCATTCCAGGTCTTGGTGCATCATGCCAGCCATTGAAGTTAGTAACATTATTTTTCTTCATGTATTCTCTTGCAAACTTGTTAACACGATTATTTAATTCAATTCTATTTTGAGTAAGTTCAATAAGTTTTACAGTTTCTTCCTTGCTAAGTTGTTTTGTTTTCATGTAATATCCTCCTTGATACAATACTATTATATCACTATTTCATTTGATTGTCAATGCAAATTATACCCTTTCGGGACTAATTCATTAATTTATCTTGACATTAATACCCGAAAGGGTATAATAACAGGTCCTAATTGACATAAAGTTTTTTCATGAATAAATTATTTCTCCTCATCATTGATTAGTTTATTGACATCAACATAGATTGTCTCAGTCTTTTCTGTTTGCTTGTTCTTGTAATACTGTCTCAGTGATTCTTCAAATTCTGTAGAATCGCCAAGTAAGTTTCTCAAATCATTCTTTGTTGCAAGAACACTTTGTCTCATGCCAGCATAAAATTCTCTATCTTTTTCAGACAGATTGGTGTCATAATAGTTTTTTGAGTATTCATCATAAACATTTGAAAGTTGTTCATTGACATACTTCTTAATCTCATTCAATTGCATTAATGCTTCTTCAATAATATCAAATTCAATTTTAAAAACACTTGCAAAATGTCTATCATACTGCTCAATGTTAGGAACAGAAATTGTAGGCATCATGCCTAATTCATCACAGGACACTGAGATGTTACAAAGTGCTTCATGTGGGGTCATTTTTATGTGTTTACTCATGTTTATCTACTCCTTGTTCTCAATGAGATATTTAATGGCACGATTAACTTCTTTTATAAACAAATCAATAATTGGCTTGTCATAAGGAGTCACAACAAATGAACGACTCTTTGTTCTAATGTCTCCAAGTTTACTGTCAATAGTGATATATACTTCCTCACTGAATGAATACTCATGAACAGAAATTTCAAATTCTTGACCTTCTAGTTCAATGACAATATTATATCTTGAAGAGTCAATTTCTTTTGCAATATGTCTCCAGTCATCACGAACTGCTTCAAATACTTTATCAATCATTTTCTTGCCTCCTGATATTCTTTTCTTTATTGCCAACCTACAAAATCTCTTCCATGTTGTGTAAAGTCATAACTCACTAGATTAGAACTCACATGTGAGATGCTATACAATTCAACTTTTTCTAGATGCTTCTTCATTGCTGTTATTAAACTTTGAAGAGTATTCTTTTCAATAACCTTGGAGTGCTGAACTCCTTTATGGTCAAAATACTGATACTGAACATTGAACATTGAAGTTTCCTCTTTTCTTATTTTGATTCTTCTAAAAAGATTGTGATTTCTTTATATTCAACAAGAATACTGTGAACCTCACGATTCCCTAGGGAGTCTTGTATTTTACAAAATTCATCTGCAGAGAGCCATGAGCCAAAATAAACAGTATATTCACCACTTGAACTTACTTGTTTTACATTGAGAAGAACCTCTGATTGTGAACTCACAAAAAAATTTTTAAATAACATTGTGCTATCCTTCGCTTTATTTTATTTATCTATCTACTTCTATTATACACTTTTATTCATTAAAAGTCAATGATTATCTACAAGAATCTAAAAAATTAAGGGCGTCATCAATGTTTGAAAAATATGTTCCCTGCCACCATGACTCAACAGATTGACCAATCTCAGTGTCACTAATGAGAGTTGCAACAACAAAGGGCATTCCATTTCCAACAAACAGAAACAGTCCTTTTTCACATTTTTTCTTAAGAAGAATTTTCATATTTATTTACTCCAAAATCTTTTTGCCCACTCTTCACGAGTCTCAAACTGTTCACAGACATCATGAACATCATGTCTGTTGTAATGAACATGACATTTACCATTGTCAATTTGACTGGCAGTAGTAAAATGGGCACACTTTAAACAAGACTTATTCAACTCATTAGCAAACTTGATTACTGCTTCTTTTTGCTCATCAGTTCTTCCTGAATCACTGTTATTATAAATAGGATACTCTTTAATTTTCATTTTAATTCTCCACTAGAAACACATGAACTGTGTCATCAATTAAAACTGTCTTCTCTACTGTCCATGTTTGAACACACAACATAATATGTTCATCTACTTCTTGATTTTCATCATATACAGTATCATTTAAATGCCAGGCAACATGTGTGGTTTCAGCAATAGTTGCTCTTGCATACTCTTGACCTGTTAAACCAGTGTATTGATAGTTATCCATATTTTATCTCTCCTTTTATTACCAGGTTCTTGAAATGCCACCATTACGAGGTGCAACTCCAATACTACCTAGTTCACCTTCATTATATTCAACATTAACAATATATGCAATAGTCTCACCTGTCATTAAATCATGTAAATCTGACGCCCAGTCACTTTGATGACGACTGACATATAGAATAGCAAGTAAGTCACCAAACTCTGTATGACTCAATTGTGCATGATATACAAGAGCACCAAACTCCTTTTCAAAGTCACTGACAATCTTAACAAAGTTATCTTCATTACTAATCCAATAAAGAATTCCATCAAAAAAACGATTTTGACGCTCGCTGTAATAAACAACATCTTCTTTTTCAAAGTCTTTAATCACATTACTAGAAAGTTTAAGTGTCTTCATGCGTCTTACTGCTTCTTGTTTTTGCATTTCTTTTAAGTTGTTCATATCAATCACCTCTACATCTATTATACATCTTTATTGATTAGTTGTCAACATAAAATATAAAAAAGCACCCATTAAAGTGCTTTTAAATTTAAAATCAATTACTACTTCTTAGAAGACTTGAGTGCAAGAATTCTTGCTCGTTTGGACTTTTCTCTTCGTTTGTCAGAATTTCTAACAAAGTATTGTTTTCTTCTGACTTCATCAAGAATGCTCTCTTCATTGACAGCCTTCTTAAATCTGCGAAGCATTGAATCAACAGACTCAGTTAACTTACCTGATGCTCTGGCATCTGATTCAAACTTGTTTACTACAACTTTCGCCACACTTTTCACTCCTTCTTTTATTTTATTTTTATTCTATAGTTCTATCTACAATGGTGGCCCTGGTCGGATTTGAACCAACACGGATTTCTCCAACGGATTTTAAGTCCGGTGCGTCTGCCAGTTTCGCCACAGGGCCATTATTAATTAATCTTCAAAGTCTTTTAATCTTCTCAACTCACTGATTCTCGGTCCAGCAACTTTTCTTTTAAAAGCACCATTACACATAGGACAACTACAATGCACTTTTCCTTTTATTAATTTTCCTAAGAATCTTGAATTGATTAAAATATCTTCTGAACTTCTCCAAGTATGTTTAACAATCTGAATCTTTCTATTCTTCTTGACCTGGTCTTTAAATTTGTGATATGCTCTGTTGTGTATCATACTATCACCTCATTGAAGTTATTTCATAGACCATCAGTAGTATTTAATAATAAATAACTTATTCACCTCTAGCACCTAGTGTAGTCTGCAGTTTCAAGGTCTCTGAGGGTTTCTGCGGTAGATACTTGCAAGATATCTATTGTCCACCATTCTCTTATTATTAAATACTACTCATGGTGCCGACTGCAGGATTTGAACCCGCAACCTACTGATTACAGGTCAGTTGCACTACCAATTGTGCTAAGTCGGCATATGGCGGAGGCTGTGAGATTCGAACTCACGGACCCATTACTGGGCCGCTGGTTTTCAAGACCAGTTCCTTAAACCGCTCGGACAAACCTCCATATGGTTGGGAGAACGTGATTCGAACACGCATGATGTCTTGCTTCCAATGCAAGAGGCTTAGCCAGTTAGCCCATCTCCCAAGATGGTTGCAGAGGTGGGAGTTGAACCCACGAGGTCTGGCTTATGAGGCCTGATTGAATACCAATTCTCTCTGCGATATTAGACTGACTAACTATGATTTAAGATAGACAGTCTATGTTAAGTCTTCCACTAAGGCAGGAACTCTCCCTTTCAACCCAACCATTTATGAATCGCATATTGGTCAGCGATTGTTGAACATAATTCTTAAGCATTTTGTTCAACTAAATTGTGAAAAGGCTAAGCACATTCCAGGCACAGAACCTAATCAATATCTCTTTCTACACAATGGCAGATGAGTTAAATTTTTAGAGGAACTCTCAGAGTTGAACTGAGAAGTGATAGTTTGCATCGTGCAGTTCCTCATATTGGTGGACCTGAAGGGAATCGAACCCTCAACCCATGATTGCAGGTCATGAATTTTCCCATTAAACTACAAGCCCAATTGCTGAGAGAAAAAGGTCCCTCATCATATAATATACAATTTTTTATTTCTTTAGAAACTTTTTAATCTGAGATTTTGATTCAATCTTTACTAGCATGTCTTTTCTTCGTATGTCTCAGTGCTTATGGTAAATCCTTCTACAATGTTCTTATTTAAATACTCATCATCTAGCAACAACTCTTTTTGTTGCTTTAATGTGTCAATTTGTTTTTGAAGTTTGCTGACTTCCTCATCAATCTCTTTGTATATCTGAGGTAGCCAAGAACTACTATCATCTCTCATATACTCAATGACAGATTTTTTATCTTGAAGATGGCCTGTGAATCTTGTATTACTGCTTCTTTGAGTTCTAATGAGATTGCGTTCATGCAATGTATATATTCTAATTGCTGTTTTTTTAAACTCTTCAAATGCAGACTCAGTTAATAGCATGCCCATATCATAGTTATACAGACTGTAGTATTTAACATCATCAATTACAACAGAACGAAACTGTTTAACATCATCAAACATGAATGTGTAATTTTCACTATTACTAATTGTTTCTAAATACTTATTAAAGTCATCGTAGATGTTATATTCTTTAGTGACTCTCTCATGAATTAATTTTGAAATCTTTTTAACTTCTTGTCCTGGCATTGTTTTTTCCTCTCAATCTTCACTTGCTTTAAAGTTGTATACAGGCTTGATAAGTTTTTCAATTACAACAGTGTCATCAATGTAATCAATGATGTCTTCAATGTTTTTATATGCCCTTGGGCTCTCATCAATTGTTGACTGATTGGCAGTTGTAGTGTAAATGCCTTTCATATCTTCTGTGAAGTCTTTGACAGTTAGAGTTGACTTTGCCTGACTTCTAGACATCAATCTACCGGCACCATGAGGAGCAGAGTAGTTCCAATCAGCATTGCCTTTACCTCTGCCTAAGATGCAACCATCTTGCATGTTGATAGGAATAATGACTCTTTGATTCTCATGAGCAGAGATTGCACCTTTACGAACAATGTTACTGTCATCAATATAGTTGTGAACAGATTCAAACTCATCAACAACTTTCCAGTCCATCGCATCAATAATATTACTAGCAATGTATTTTCTATTAAGAGATGCGAACTCTTGACACAATCTCATGTCATGTAGGTAGTTATCTCTATCTTGATTTTCTAGATAAGAAAGGTCCTTAGGAACTTTGATAGATGGAGTCAACGCTCTTAATGCATCAGGAATATCTCTCTGTTTTCCTTGTGCTTTTAATTTAGCAACAACTTCTTGTCTATCTTCCACACGCACTGAAGAAATATTTTTTATTGCAATGTCTTGATAGATTTCTGCAACTTGTTTACCTAAGTTTCTTGAGCCTGTATGAATAATTAAATACTTTTCACCGTCATCGTCTTGGTCAATCTCAATAAAGTGATTTCCGCCTCCAAGAGATGCAATACCAAATATCAATCTGTTGTAGTTATTTAACTTCTTAAAGCATCTCATTTGATTGACAATTCTCTCAGCATCTTCTTTTGCGTGCCAGTTTAGTCTTTCATTGATGTTGTGTCCACTAGGAATATATAACTTAATAAACTTGTCAAGTTTTTCATAATCAATATCAATGTTGCCTAGATGAACTACACAAACACCACAGCCAATATCAACTCCAACAACATTTGGAATAACCTTTTGACCAAGGTCTGCTGTAAAACCAATCACACAACCGGCACCTGCATGAACATCAGGCATAATTCTAACCTTAGCATCAGAAAACGCTTCCTGTTCTAGAAGAGTGTAGACTTGATTAACTGCCTTTTGGTCAAGTGTGGCTTGATTAGCGAATATTTTTAAATCTCTCATTGTATTGCCTCCTTATTGTTGACAGAACTATTTAGAGATATTATTAAACTCTAATTTAATTTCATCTTCAATATATTCAAGTCTTTGTAAAATAGAATCTACTTCAAACATTTGTTTAACAAGGTCATTAAAATAGATTTCAACTTTTCGTTTAAAGCGATTAAGAGCCTTTCTTTGAAGAACATTAAACACAAGTTTCTTTCCTGTCTCTTCATTGAAGACATCATCATCACGAAGTCTAACAGTTGCATCAACATCTCCCATGTGAAACCAACCAAGTTCTGGCTGAAACAGATTCACATCAGCATGTCCCTTAGTAACTTCTTTGCCATCAGTTTCATACTTAACATTACAGATTCTAACCTTAAAACCATGTGCATTAACAAACATATTCTTCTTAGACATATTCTTCTCCCTTACTGTATCAGTAATTTTTTTATCATGGCATCCCGAGTAGGACTCGAACCTACAACCGACGGCTTAGAAGGCCGTTGCACCATCCAATTGTGCTATCGGGATATTTAAAGAGCATGTGCTAGACATGCTCGGTTGTTTTATATCACCAAGTTGTCTACACTATAGAGTATACAACTTTTCTTTTAATTTGTCAACATGTTTTGAGGAAATTTCTAAAACTTTTTCTTCTGTTAGATTGTTGGTGTTAATAACAACATATGGAATTTCATAGATGTCACACTGAGCAACTAACTTTTTAACATAGTTTTTAATTAGTGCCTCAAAATATTCTTTATTGTTTTCAAAATTATCAATCTCTTGCTGACGACCACGCTTCATGATTCTATCTTCAAAAGACTTCCAATCAACATCAAGAATAATATACAAATCTGGATGAGATACATCATTCATGTATTGATGAAATAAACCATTATACATATTTAATACCTTGGGTTTACTTGATAGATTAATCTGAGCAAACAGCCAGTGTTCAATAATATGTCTATCAACAATTACATTGTCATTGAATTCCATTTGAGCCAGCCAATGTTTGTGAAGAAAGTAAATTTGAAGTAACATCTCAACATTTTCTTTTCCTTCATAGAGCCATTGTAGTAATGTATTAAATACATCATCATCTTGCTCAAATTCATTCATCAGTGGAATGTTATACTTCTCTGCTAACTGTTTAACTAAAGTGCTTTTACCTGAGGCAATCATGCCACCAACTGCTATTTTCATTTGTGTATTACCGTTTATCCTTATTTATTTTTTGACTCTTTTATAGGTATAGGGAAAATCTTTATTTTCAATTCTATTAATCCAGATTGTTCCCCATTTAGATGCTGTATACTCAAACCACACATAATCATAATCTTGTTTTAGTCCTCTTTTAGAGAGTCTAGAATACCAATATCTTGCTCCACTTGGAATTCCAACCAAGAATAATTGAAGAGGTCCAAAAATTAATTGTTGAACGCTGTGCCCAAATTCATGTCTTCTAACATGTTCAAAGAACTTTGGACTTGTGATGCTATAATTTCCACACAGGGATACCGCACCAAGGGATACACCACCCCAGTTTTGTCCTATTTCTACGATGAAGGAATATCCATTTCTATGAATCTTTCCTCCTAATAGAATACAAATTCCTGAGATTATTAGTCCAGGAATTGTAATCAATGCTCCCCAAGTTAATTGCCATAGCCAGAACAATATGCCTTGAAGTATAATTTTTTTGTTTGTCATGTTAAATTACTCCTCTCAGTTTATGAGACTACTGAATACGAACTGAGTCATACATTGGGTCATTAAGTGTCTCAAGCATCAATTCATAGGCTGAAAATTCAACGCCTTTGATGAGAGATTTAAATGCAGATGCAGATTGACCTGAAATAAACTGAACACCTTTTTGACTTACTTGTGCATGAAAAGTATCTTGACGAGCATCAACATTCCAGAACACTACAGTTGGAAGTTCATAACCAGCATTTGCATACTTAGTTGTGAGATGGTCAAAATAAGTTGTTCTTGAACTTCCATTTGCTGAATCAAACTCCATGTCAGAGATGATAATCAATGACTTAGGCAAATCTGATTGTGCAAGTTTATTGTCAACTGCAACCTTCAAAATTAAATTGAAGGCAGCCTCAATGTTTGTGCTTTGATTCCAATTGGCACACATTGTCTCAGAAACATTGTCTCTTAAAGTTTTACCTTTAAGTGTAACAAACTCAGGATTGGTTGAGAATGTCATGAACTTGTTTTGATAAGGACCATGATTTCTCTGAGCAAAGTAGATAGCAAGACCAACAGATGTTGCCATAGGTCTTCCAGTCATTGAGCCGGAGACATCTGCCATAACCATGAAGTTGTTTTCACCTTCAACATAGTTAGGAAGAGCCTTCCATTGTGCTTCAATGGTTCTGTCATCATTGACACCATTCATGTATTTTTCAACAAGGTCATAAGGATAAAGAGTTGTTGCTTTGATTGCAACTTCTCCACTCTCAACCTTTGTCAAGAAAGCATTGAATCTTTCTTCATCATGAAGTCTAAATGCATTGTGATAGTTGCTCATTGCCTTAGAAGGAACAGTAACATAGTTAATTGTTTCCCAAGCATTCTTTGACATGAAGACTTCAGTAACACCAAGTGCTTTTCTAATAGCAGTTAATGATTTACGATATTGTCTTTCACCAATTTCAAAATACTTAGCAGTCAAGAGACCAAGATTACGAGTTTCTAAAGAATGAGAGTTTGCAGACTTCAACCATTTTCCAAGAAGAGAGATAGGACGACCTTGTTCTAGTCCAAACAAATCTGCACGAAATTGAGCATTCATATAATTGAATGCAAGTGCTTCAATACTTGTTTCAACAAACGCATAGAAATCATCCCAACGACCAAACTTAGCAATGTTATCAAAGTTAATAACAACATGAGCAGAATTTCTTTCTGCAATCCATCTAAGAATTGTTTTGAAAACTTTTCTTTCACCTAGACCACCACGAATGTTACGAGCATAGAAAAGCATCTTCAATGCAAGTAGATTGTCTTCATTGTAAGCCTTCATGAAAGTCTGCTCAACATCTTCATCTGACCTACTTCTTAATGCACCAATAGTGCCAAAAAGGTCAAGTAGAGAATCTCTAGTTGATTTTAGTGCATCAGCACCATTCTCAGTGAACTTCCAATTTGTTTCAGTTGTCATTCCATTCAAAAATTTATTTTCCATAAAATTTCCTTTCTAGACCCGCATTATTATCTCTTCAAATAGATTTTTTTGTTTGCTGTATGGGTCTCTTTATGGTTTTAATTTAATTAGATTACTAGACTCTATGAAGTTAAACAAAGTGAGACATTTCTGAATCTGAATTCTCCTTAAAGAAAATTCTACATTTAATATTCGCTGTAGTTGATTGCTATAAGAGTCTACCTTTTGAATCACTTATCTTATTTTATTTTTAATCAATTTACTAGACCCACTGTTTTTTTATCTACCTATAAGATTATTTTGAGATTGCTGTAGGGGTCTAAAATTTTCTATCTTGAATGTTAAATGTCTAGACTCACTTCAAATTTTATCAGAAATTGTATGTGTGATTGCTGTTGGAGTCTATTTTAACGCTTCTGCTATATGTATACAACTAATTTTTTTCTTGGTGACATTTTTTAAATAGTTTTATAAAATATTTGAGATGTGATATATTTTACTGATTGCATCTGATTTTGATTTTACAGAAAAGAAAGCACAAATAGAGAATTCAGATGAATCTTCTTTTTTATTACGACTAGAAATGTATGAACCAAAATATGCACTAATAAGTCTGTTGAGTTCATCAGTGTTCTCAATATTCACATCAAGGTAGTAGTTACACTTCTCAGAATTGACCTCACCAGTGCCACTTCTATCTTTATAAATAGTGCAGATGTTTTTAGTAAACAATGTTGCTTTAGTATCTGAATTCTTTGGAAGAGCATCAACTAACTCATGACTACTTGTTAAGTTATCATATAAATAAAGATTTTCTTTAATATGTGTCTCAATAGCAACATCCAGTGATGAATCAGTCTTTACATGTAAAACAGAGGAATCTCTAAAGATTTCATCTAGTTCATTATCAGAGTATATGAAAACAATATTAATTCCTTTATCTTTTTCTGCTATCTCTTTTGCAAATAACATTTCATCTTTGTTTTTTGCTATGAGAATTGGAATACAGCCAATGTCACTGTATAATTTTGCAAATCCAATATTTGTTCTAGGCTCTTGCAAATCAGACATTAGATAAATCTGATTAACAGGCCTTGATAATTTATAGACCTCAAGTTTTTTATTTGTGCATATAATCATGTTGTTTCTCCTTATTTTTTAGTAATATACTTATTTCCTGTAAGCATATTCACAATTGTAGTTCCTGACTCATGATTAGCATCTAGTTCATTCTTTTCCTCATCAGAGAAGTCAGATTTTTGTTCTTTATAGTTTTTGATAAAATCTGCAACCTGAGCATCACGTTTATTGCTTGTTGCTTGTCTATCAAAATCATATCCTGCATACTCAAGTTTTTCACAGAAGTCATCTGGAATATAGTTGCCACTTTTCTTCCATTTAATAGCACCATCAGTCTCAACTATAGAATCTTCATTTGCAAGTTTTACAGCCTTAATAACTTCATCTTCAGCATTTTTCTTCCAGAAGTCTCCTAGTTGTCCACTAATTTCTCTTTGAAATCTTGACATGTTTATCACAATCCTTTCTGTAATTACAGAATCTAGTAAATATCAAATGTGTTCATTAATTGTTTTTCATACTCTTGAATAACTTCTTCATCTCCTGAACTTTGTAACCAATCACAGTAAGAACAAGAGCCATAGGATTGTCTTAAATAAAAGTATACCTTTCTTCCCTCAAAGACTCCTTCAAGATGAAGGTCTTCAACACCTTGATAGCCCGGGTCTTCATCATTGAAGTAAACTCTTGCGTTTTTTACTCCAATGTTTTTAGAAGCCTGCAAAAGACAGTCAGCATATCCTTTATATTTTCCAACTTTTTCAATGAAACTGAAATTACGATAGTTTAAATTTTTTGGCATGTTCTTATTCTCCTTACTACTTTGATTATATTATATTACTCTTCATCAGAAATGTCAAGGTCAAGATAACTGATTTCACCACTTACTAACATATCAACAACTCTAGAGTGTTTACTTGGTCTTGTTCCCCACACTTCACTCCAATTTGTGATGTTTCCGTCAGAATCACTTTCAAAGATATATGTCTCATTACCAAAAGCATTGTTGATACTGCTAACAATAAAATACTTTTTGCTCATTTCATCATATACTAATGTTCGCTTTTCATTTCCATTGTTTGTTTCAGGCTTAATGATTTTCATATTAGTGTCCTCTTTTCTATTTTTACTTCTTACTTATATTATATCACTTTATCTTTAAAATTACAACAACTATTTGTTATTTTCTTTCTTAATAAATCTCTCAAGAATAACTTGATGTCTTTCATCACCTTGCCAATAGTTTTCAACATTCATTGTCTTATTATCTCTGGTCCATTTACAGAAGTATGGACATAGATTCTTTGCTTCTGCAGGCTGATTTGGATAAGTATTGCTGAACACGCACCAATGACAAAGTGGAGTTTGAACAGGAGGAAATATCTTTTTGTCTACTCCATTGAATACATCTTGAAGACCTTCAGATACAATATTTATGTCAATAATACTTCTCTGTATTTTGTCACAAAGAGGAAGATTATATTGACATTCAATAGTTGGACTATCTCCAATGATATTTCTAAGAGCATGTGTATATATATGCATCTGAAGAGACGACTTCAATTCTTTATCAGTTAAAAGTTTGGTATATGTCTTAACATCTTCTATGATATATTTATTATTTATTTTGTCATACAATATTCTATCAATGAATCCACCAAACTTTCTATTCATAATTGTAACTTCAAATTCAAGTTCAAGTGCATAGATTGATACATTAGTATTATTGTTCAGAAATCTTTGAAGTCTGTAAATACCCACCTCTAGATAAATTAGAGCCTTATCTCCATAGGTTAGTCCTTGTTTGTTAGGTTCATTCCAATCATCATAGTATTTGTTTTTAAGATGAGTGACTCCTACAGCGTTTTCATTGTTTATGTTCAGAAAAAGATTTGCGTAGTGATTATAATCAATCTCTTTGCCACTCTTTATATCTAGTCCAATTTGTTCTTCAATGTAATGAACAAGTGTTCCAAACTCTGTTGCAACAGTGTCTACTTCTATTTTATGACCGTCAACATAAGTGAGTTTGTATTTGAATGGACACTTATTATATACCTCAAGTCTAGAATAACTAAATGAATCACTCATTATTTGACCACCTTTTCAACATGTTTACAGTTTGGATATCCAGAACAACCAAAGAACGGTCCATATTTGCCTGTTCTATAAACAAGAGGACTTCCACATTCAGGACACCGTTTCTCTGTTTTCTCAGATATGTTTTCATGTGGTGCAACTTTGTCTATTGATTCATTAAGTTTTTTATAAAACATGGTTAAGAATTTAGTCTCATCAAGTTTATCTGATGCAATCATATCAAGGTCTTTTTCAAGTTCTGAGGTGTAGTTGATGTTAATGATATCTGGAAATGATTTCTCCAAGAACTTAGATAGAGTCATTCCTTTCTCAGTTGGAACAATGTATTTATCTTTAACTACACAGTAACCTCTAGACTCACTAAGCAGAGTTTCAACAGTGCTGGCGAATGTAGAAGGTCTTCCAATTCCTCTTGATTCAAGTTCTTTAATAAAAGTTGATTCTTTGTATCTTGCTGGAGGAGTTGTTCTCTTCTCAAGTGCTTCAAGAGTAGGATTGTTTAAAACTTCATTAACAGTGAATGTTTCTTTTGTAGTGTCTCCATCTTCTTTATCTTCAAATGAGCCATAGACCTTTTTATATCCATCAAACAAGAGTTCTCTTGAGGTTAGACTAAAAAGATGTTTATCATTCATGATAGTATATGTTGTCTCACTTGTGATTGAACTTGCCATTGCTGTTGCAATAGTTCTTTTATAGATGATGTCATAGACTTTGAGCAGACTCTTATCAGTAATATGTTTTGCCAATCTCTCAGGAGTCATGTCTAAGTCAACAGGACGAATCGCTTCATGACCTTCTTGAGCATTTTCAGACTTCTTTGCTTTTCTGACTGATGCAAAATATTGCTTTCCATAGACCGCTTTAACATAACTTTCAAGCACAGGAAGAAAATCAGGAGATAACTCAGCACTGTCTGTTCTAATATATGTAATGAGAGCAAGATGCTGACCATTAACATCAATTCCTTCAAACAGTTTTTGAGCATATGACATCGCCTCTTTGACACCAATGCCAAGTTTATTTGAAACCTCTTGTTGAAATGTAGATGTAGTAAAAGGAGCCTTAGGATTGCTAAGTTTCTCTTTTGTTTCAATCTTATTAATTGCATATGTGTTTGTCTTCTTACAATCTTTTACAATTGCCTCAACATCATTAAGACTATTTAATCTCTTTACTTCTTTATCAACAGTGCCAAAATATTTTCCTTTAAATACTACATCATTTTTTGAAAAGAGAATGTTTAAATCAAAATAAGTCTCAATGACAAATCTGTTGATTTCTTCTTCTCTATCAACAATTAATCTAAGACCTGCACTTTGAACTCTTCCAACACTTCTTGCGTCAACTTGTTTTCTAGAGATTGGAGAAAGTCTATAACCAACTATCTTATCAAGTTTTTGTCTTGCTTGAGAAGCACTGACTAGATTGTCATCAATCTTCCTTGGATTGTCAAATGCTTGTAATACAGCCTTCTTAGTGATTTCATGAAAAGTAACACGCTGATATTTCTCATTAGGTATCTTAAGAAACTTCTTTAGACTCCAGGCAATTGCTTCACCCTCTCTATCAGGGTCAGATGCAATGTATATAACATCAGAAACTTCAACTTGCTCTTTTAGTCTATCTACTACATCTTTCTTTTCAGGTGAAACTACATAGTCTGCTTTAAATTTATTCTCAGGGTCAATTCCCATGTTATAGACACCACTGTTTTTTATCTCTGAAATATGACCAACAGATGCCATAACAACACACTTCTTATGACCCGCGTCTTTAAGTATTTGAGAAATGGTTTTAACCTTGTTAGGACTCTCACAGATTATCAAGGTTCTTTGCTCATTTGATATTGCCATAAAATCACTCCTTCATTTGTCTATTTAGATATACAATTAATATTTTTGTTTCCACACTTGTTTGTTTGTAGATTCAATATTAACTTTGTTTGAGGCCTTTTTGAATTCATCATAAGAGCAGTTGACAATTCCACGAACAGGAAAGTATTTAGGTGAACTGATACGACTGTCAACAAACGCAAACATTTCATTCAAAATCTCTTGCTGGTCAGGTCTGTTGTTCTTATCGTCAATATTATGCACAGATTTGATTGCGTTGAATTTAAGAGCATTTCGCAGTGCTTTAAGCAGTTCTACATTAGTTGCATGATACTTGAACTGATATTCACTTAACTTTGCATCAGATGCTTTAAATAAATATAATTCTGCTTGAAAAACACGCAGACTTGGCATCTCATTCTTATGAGTGCTACAACCATAAAATCCAAGGGGTTTACCATCAGGATAATAAGTTGTAAATGGATTTGTTTTAGATGCAAACATGATGGCAATTTGAACATTCTCATCATCTGTGCTAAAGACATAAATAGGATGGTCAGAAACAATTGTGCCATCATGATTAATAAACTTAGAGCATAAGTAACTACTTCCAACAATTCCTGTAATTTTCATTGAACGGTGCCTCTCTTATCATATGATTGATATTTATAGTTTTGTTTTACTAATTCAAATTTTGCTTGTTCAACTGGATTAAGCCAATGATGATACTTCTTACCAGATTTCTTATCAGCGAAATTTGCTCTGATATGACCATTTTCACTTTGACACCAAGAGACCATCTTGAGAGATGGTCTCATTTGTTGAAATGCTTTTCCTTGAAGTCTTTGACTCATATTATTTAACCTTGTGAACTAATACACGATAATGAAATACTTGAATATGATATCCACCCGCTGAGATTGTTTCAACCTTTGCTGTTCCTTTACTTCCTTTAACTGTTCCATTAATCTCACCATTTTTATTTCCAATGCTAAGATTTGAAACATCTTGAATCTCACCAACAACATTAGTGATTCTAAGAACAAGGTCCTTGTATTTAGCAACAACTTCATCATCAAGAACTTTATTCAACATGGCAGTGTCAATCTTAGAATAGCCTGTGAATTCTTTTGTGAAAGAGTTAATTTCTCTGTAGTATTCTTTTTCAAATTGTCTTTCATGATAATATTTTTCTCTGAATTGAAATTTCTTACCTGCTTTTTCTTCTTGTTCTTGTAGATATTTTTCCAACTCTTGTTTTTCATTTGCTCTGAGTTTCAAGTATTCTTGAGCATTTGTCATATACCAGTTGTAAGCATGTTCACGCCACTGCTTTAAAAACTCAACTAGAACTTCAATCTTGTCTTCATTCTCAAAGTTTACAATCTCAGTCATTTGAACTTCATACTTAGCAAGAGTGAGTTGTGCATCTCTTAGGTCACTATATGCATTTGCAAGTTCATAAATCTCAGAGTCAGGGTTTTTTGGATTTTTAACGAATATCATAAACTTTTCTCTTGTTTCTTTTTTAAGAGGATGCTCATAATGCATCATTCCAAATTCTTTAGCAATATCAAGTTCTTCTTTAGTTAGACCTACAGACCACTTGACAATACGCTTGTTGATTTTCTCAATCTCTTTGTGCTTCTTTTCAATTCTTTCAGCAACTTGTTCTTTTGTCATCATATATTTTTCCTCCAAGAGTTTATCTTCACACTATAATTATATCACTAATATTGTTTTATGTCAAGTTAAAAAAGAAAAAATGTGCTAATATAACACATTTCACTTTTAACATTTCTTCATTAAAACTTAATGAGACTGGAAGATATGTCACCTCTAGCAAGAATTTTTCCATAAAAGTCTCTTGTGATATTACTCTTCTTATCATATTTACCTAGAATGACTTTATAAAAGTCTCTGACAATTTTGTTTCCTTGACTGTCAGTTTCAATGTAACCAACGATTCGTCCACTAAAGTCTCTTATTATTTGAACATCTTTTGCCATTGTGTATTTACCTCCAAATCAATTATATATACTCTCTCATGCACTCAACAAGGTCTACACATAAATCAAGTGCCTCACTCATTGTTAGTTGTCTTACATCTTCAACCTTAACTTTAGGGCTATCAGAAATGAATGTTTTGATTATTTTCTTTATCTTCGTTTCATTATATTCAAATCTTGATATGGTGCAGGAGATGTTATTACCAACGAACTTAAGGCCAAGAAAAACTGGACCTTGTTCAAATACAACTGTTTCACCCATGATTGTTTTGATAACTAGATAATGATACATTCCATTAGCGTCTGTCATTTCAAGGGCACATTGACCAATGTTGCTGATATCAATTGTTGCTTCAAATTTTCTTATCTGTCTATAATCAAATTTCATTATTAATTCTTAGGTTCTTCAGATTCAGTCTTTTGTTCATTGTTCAACTTTTCCAATTGAACCTCTCCTTTTGCGACTGCATTAATAAATTTAGCACCATCTGAAATCTTTTTCAAGTCGGGGTCATTCTCAATTTCTTTGTTGAGTTTTTTATATTTACGCTTTAAGAACTTCATATACTCTTTAAGTAGTTCTTGCTTCTCTTCATCAGTTGCTGATTCAAACTCAGGAAGAATCTCAAGACCAAAATCAGAAATTAACACACCATCAAGCATGTCAACTTGTTGTTGAAAGATTTCGGCTGCCAGACCTTCAAACTTGTTTGATTCCGGTCTTCCATCACCTCTCTGATAAACAGCATAGATGACCTCACTTCTTGGAACAATAAACTCTCTATCAGGAATGCTTGGACTCTTTTCACGAACAAATTTGAATCCTTCAGTTTTTGTAATAACAGGATTAATAAATGCTCTCACATCACCATTAAAGTTGATGCAGAAAACTCTATCAAATCTTTCAATCTGTGATGCAGATAAAGATGTAATATTAAGACTCTTGTTTGCTCTGATGGTGTCCTTCAAGTCACGAATTGTTTGAGCGGTCTTGGTATAATCAGTTCTCATATTTATCTCATCAGAACGCTGAGATAGTTTCTGAATGTCTTGTGATATTTCAAATCCATAATATGTCATATTAAATTACCTCCTCAATCACTAACCTATAAATATCTCTCTCTAGGTCTGCTGAAAGAGTCAATTCAAAATCTTCATTTGTTAATTTAAGAGATGTTAAATTCTGATTAATGACTACAGACTCAGGCTCAAGGTCTACTAAATCAGAGTCAGACAAAATAGTGTATATCTTTGCGTAATCATTACTGTCCTTTAAGATAACAGTTGCAACACCATTATCATACTCAACTTCATTTTCAATTCCTAAGTCTTTTACAAAGTCTTCAATTCTCATTTTGTTTTTTCCTTCTTTATATATTCTTTAAACTTTTTCAAATCATCTTGTATCTCACTGAGAACTCTGTCTTGGGAAGTGTTCTCAAAGTAATTATACAATTTTTTATTTTGACTCTTATGTCTATTTAGTTTTTTATCTCTTGTTGGTTGATTTAAAAGAAGAATGATATACGAAAGTCTTTCATAGTGGTCCTTGGTTTTGTCAAGCATCATCTGAGATTGTTCAACCTGCTCTTCAGTAACATAGCCACCTTTTAGTGCTTCATCAAAATCTTTAACATCCTCAAGCATCTCAAAGTATAAATCTTGAATTTGTTTATAATAACTCATTACATGTTTCTTCGCCATATTTTCTTCCTTATCTTATGTTTTATAAAAGTTCTTTTACTCTGTCATCACTTAATTTCTTCAGTGCTGAAAAATTGATGATTGGATTACGAAACTTCTTAAGAATGATTTCCCAATTATCTCTCCAGAACTCAGTAAAAGACCTGTTCAAAAGTTCAAAAATGTATTTTGATGACCAGTCACCATAGTGTTCAATAATCTTTGATTTCTCTTTGAGAATATGCTCATCTGTAATCATCTTAGAGATTTCATATTCAATAAGATTCTTATCTTTGTTGTCTGAGTTTTCT